GGAATCCATCTGAACGGTCCCAAGCTCGGGAAGCCCTTTACAGATCCGGAAGAAGCCAGGAAACACAAGAAACTGGAATGGCTGGAATCCGGAGAACGGGGAGAAATCGAAAGGCACTTCGGCGTTGGAAAACGCCGCTATTCACTGGATTGCATTGTTACCAAGCTGAAGGAAACCAGCGAAGCGATGATCCATTCCATTGTGATTTACATGAACCTGCGGAAGAGGCTCCGGCTTCTTTTGCGCTCTTTTTTCAGCTTGCTCCAAATGATGATTCAAAACCGGCTGAAAGAGAGGAATTTTGCACTTGCCTGAAAAAACACATTTGTGCAGGTGACACTACCATACTTTGTCTGCAGCATAAACCGATTTATTCCTATTGTCTCTATTGTTGCTATGCAGCCTTTCCCATAAACTGATTCATGCTCATTCTGAACTGAATATCCAGAGAATAATCGTTATTTACAATGATCCTTTCGATCATTGCTGAGATGATAGTACGTTTCGTATCCAACGGTGCCGTTTCAAACGTTTCTGCCCAGGTTAGGATCATCTGAAGCTCCCGTTTGTGCATTGCATCCGTCTTTGCTTCATTCTCGATTTCCGTTCGAATACTCTCCACTTCGGCCATTGCTTTTTCCAGGTTGGCGCGGCGTTTGGGAATCAGAGTGTTGATAAAAGTAACGTCCATTTTGCTTTCGCCCGTCAGCGCTTTAACGGCTTCTTCTTCAAGCGCGGTCATTTCAGACTGCGCTTTTTTTAACGCAGCCTCTGCCCTCGCAAGTGCCTCCTCGTTAATGGTTTTTGCTCTGCTGCCTGCAGAATGTAGCATCACCTGCGTCGGTGCGGACTTGATTCTTTCAAAAAAAGTCCTTATGGCATCCAGCACATCCCCTTCGATCCGTTCAACGGAATACGTGGAACGCCCTGTACATCCTTTGCGGTCACTGATCTTCCGATAGCAACGGTAGACATCTCTTTCATAGCATTTTTTTGTTCCATCTGCAAGAGAGTGTATCGTCCTGTTATGGTTAAAGCACATTCTTTCCCCACAGGTACCGCAATACAAGACACCAGTCAATAAGCCTCTGCTTGTACTGCGGAGGGCAGAGGTGCGTTTACTGGACATCCGTGGCGCTTTTTCTCTCACTAACCTGTCGCACTGTTCAAATAAGGCGTCATCAATCAAACGCAAGTGCTCAAAAGGTTCGGACAGATCATCACCAAAGCGAATTCTGCCGGTATAAATCGGATTCCGTATTACCGCACGAACCGAGGTGCCCCGCCAAAAACTGTCCCCATGTTTTGTAGGGATACCTCGCGCATTCAGCCAGTTGGCGATTCTATTCGTTCCCCAACCATCAGAAGTAATTTTGTGGAATACTTCCTGTACAATAAGGCTTTCTTTTTCATCAATTACCAGGTCGCGTACCGGTTGATTCTTCTTGTTCACCCGTCCCTGATGTTCAAGCCGATACCCATAGGGAACCAATCCGCCTCTGTATAAGCCTTCCTGTATCATTTGCAAATGCTTGGTACGTATTCTCAGAGAGGTCTTTTCACTTTCACCGGATGCCTGCCAGAAGCGAATATAGTTCAGCAGCTTATCCACATGGGTATCAAAACGTTGCTCGCCCTCTTTGGTGCTCCAGACCTCAATTCCGTTTTCTACAAACCATTGAACCACGAATGGCGTTTCGTCATCACGCCGTCCAATACGGTCAAACATGAACACAAGCAGGATATCAAACTTTTTGGCCAACGCTTTTGCCTTAATTTGAGCCAGTGCATCCCGATCCGCAGTTTTGGTCTTGTAGCCGGATACACCCTTCTCAGACACCTCATCAACCAATTCCCAGTCAGGGTGCTGCGCGATAAACTCCCTGCACGCGATCCGCTGCATGGGAATATCGTCATGGTCAACCTGCCCGATTGTTGATACCCTGTACAGGCATAATACTCGTTTCATCATCAGCTCCTCCTTCCATCATGGATAATGTATCTCTTATCTATATTCCCTAAATCCGATTAACGATGTCAGGCTGCGGCGACTGCGTGAAATGCAGACGGACATGCGGCTTTTCTTCCAGATAAGCTTCTGTTGTTGTGGTTTGTATGATGTTCAATCTTCATCCTTCCTTTCGATTTCGCGCATGCGAAAAAGGCTATGTTCCTATTGAAATTACAGAGGAATATAACCTCATATTCATTCAATATATCTATGTGACCGTAGCCACGCCACCCCCACGGCAACAGCGTCGCTCTCGTCATTGGTGGCGTAATCCTGTTTTCCCACGTACTGCTCCTATGCGGCGGCAACCTCCTCCTTGCTGGCTTTCCCCGATCCGGTCAGCAGTTTTTTCACGGTGGTCGGCGCGATTTCCTCAAACTGCGTTTTGCACTGCCGCCACGCGGCCAGGTCAACGATACCTACCACCTTGAAAAGAACCTGGGTTTCGTGCGGGAATCGGGAGAAGCCCTTTTCCCGCACGAATACGGCCACATCAGCGGAAAGCTCCGTGATCATATCATAGATAGCCGCCAAAATTTCGCCATGACAGCAATTCTGCTCGCGATGGTTCAGGTGGCACAGCCTTTCCACGGTGATTTTCCCGCTCTCATACCGCAGGACGGCAAAACCGGGACAGCGCAAGGAGAGATCGGCGCAGAGGAGGCGGAGAGATTTTGATGATTTTTGCAATTTATTGCTCATACGCCGTTTCATAGGCGAACATGGCCCGCAGGATGGCGTGAGCCAGATGATCGTCTGTCTGATCTCCGGCCAAATAAGCGTACAGGTGCTGGATAGCGTGGTTCACATGTTCCTCGGTCGGGATTTTCTTGTAGTTCCGATCCTGAAGAGACTCGTGATACTTTTCCGCGCCGTATTTGGCCGTTTCCGCCGCGGCAAACATGGCGTTGGGCGGCAGGAAGTGAAAGGCATAGGGTGTGGCGGACTGTGCGCCGCCTCTTTCGTTGACCACGGTAGGCGCATCGGGCTGAACGCCGGTGATGATGGGCATTATTCGGTCGCCTCCCCTCTCAGCAGGCTGTCAAAGCAAATCGTACTCCAGGATTCCATGTGGCCCGCTTTTCTGGCTTCCTGTAACTGCTCCACCGTGAACCAGTCGCCCATCAGCTTGTCTTTTTCCAGACAGGAAATATCCTCCCGGTTCGTGGTGATATGGTAGATCAGGCCTAAATGAACGCTGTCCACCTCCGTCATGGTGCTGGACAGAAAACCGCAGAGCGAAATATCGGCGATGTCGTCCCGGTGAAGTCCCACTTCTTCTTCCAGTTCCCGGTAAAGGGTATCCAGAATCCTTTCGTCCTCATCCATGTGCCCGCCAAGGCCAATGCTGTGCTGCCCTTTCAGCCGATCATCCCCGCCGATCCGGGTGGTCATGTAAATGTGTCCGGTGGGACGGTGCTCCACGATCACATAGGGAATGACCTGCTTGAAGGTGAGATCGGTTTCCGCTTTCCAGCGCGGCATACTGATCAAATGCTGTTCAATCACTTCCAGCAGCGCACAGTACTCGTTTCCATCCTCGTCCGGCTCCAGGATTTTGGGATTGTATCCCTCCACCTATAGCCCGTCCACCCATTTGGCCTCGATACCCATGATGACCGTGTCTCCGTATTTCGCTTTGTATTCGTCAGGCGTCATGTTCCTCTTTCCTCCTCTGAAATTGCTCGGTTTCGTCGATCAGTTGTCCATTTTCCACGCGGTAAAACCGCTGATTTGTCGTCCCGCTGTCCAGCCCGCCCATCTTTTCATCATAGTGACCGATTTTCAGGTAATCCAGCAGCGAAAGCAGCGGCACAAACGGCTGAATGCTGTCGCAGCCGCTGTACAGGCAGGTTTTCAAGCCGTGTTCCCGCACTGTCGTCAGCGCCTGCCGCTATTCCGATGGATTCTGGCCTTCGCCCATGAAGCACACGCAGGAGATAAGCCCCTTATACCTGCGAATCAGTCCCGGCAGGGCCGGCAGCAGCAGTTCTCCCTTGTCCTCCCACAAATAGGGCGAATGGCAGCCGGAGCAGCGGAAGACGCAGTTGGAAACAGCGATGGTCAGGCTGACCTCCTTCGGCGCCTCCGCCAGCGTCACGGCGTATTCCATGTACCGCAGGGGCGTTTCAGTCATCCGGCCCCTCATAGCGGATATAGCAGCCATCGCAGATGCGCTGCCCGTCCAGCGTGATGATGTGGCTGCCGGTGATCCAACCGCCGCAAATGGAGCAGGGATATGCGTTGCGCAGACTCACTCCGCCGCAGAAGGGACACATGCTGATTTTTTCGTAGGGCGGCGTGTCCAGCCCATGCTGTTCTACAGCCTCCTGGGGCCGTTCAAATGTCCGCCCGCATTCCGTACAGATCAGCATACCGTCACATCCTCCGGCTATTCGATGTACTGCCCGCAGTCGCAGCTCTTCCCCTCCCGGAACGCCTGACACGGGCATTTGTTTTCCGGGACGTGGCGCGGCTTGTTGGGGCAATAGCCGTTGTTTTGCTTGATGCGCCGCTTGAGGTTCTTATAAAAGACCTCATCCGGGTTCTTAATCACCTTGCCCATGGGCGCCCTCCAGGCTGCTTGCGTAGTACCGCTGATGTTCTTCCTCCTGCCTCGCTTCCGCAAACCGGGACACCAGCTTCAGATACCCAATGACCCGCGTGGCGTAATCCAGGCTCCGGCTGTGGCATTTGGGGCATTCATCCAAGCGGTGCTTGCTGATATACCCGCACTTTTTGCAGAGCGTGTTGGGAATGTTGAAGGTCAGGTAATTACAGCCGGTGCGAACAGCGGCTTTCAGCAGCAGGACGTACTGTTCCTTGGTCAAATGCTCATCCAGATTGATGTGGCAGGCCGAGCCGCCGTCCAGGTACTTGGTAAAGGCGCGTCCGTGAAGCTTTAATTTATCCAGCACATTGACCTTGGGATCCTCTACCCGGAAGAAATAACAGTTGTAGCAGTCTCGCGGAACAAACAGCTTGTCCGCCTTATCCCAAGCAGCATTCTTTACGCCCAAGGATTCCGCGGGTACCATTTCCGTGTTCCACATGATCCCCTCCTGCCGGTCCTTTCGGTTTGCTTCGTAGATCGGCTGCAACACCGCTTCGGCATAGGCAATATACTGTGGATTGTCCGCGTCGATCTCGATCCCCAGCGCTTCAGCGCCTTCGATAAAGCCATTCACACCAATGGTCAGGTACTGTTTTTCCGGGGAGACGAAACCCGCGTCGTAGACCGGCAGCAACCCGGCGGCCTGACGTTCCTTCAGGATCGCATTGAAAGCCAGCAAATACCTATGAACCTTCTCCACCATCTCCGACATCGCTTCACGCACATCCTCCAAGCCATTGTCCCAAACGGCATTTTGCACTAGGCGGTTCACGTTGATGGACATGACGCATTTGCTGCCTGTGGCGACTCCGCCGGCGCCTAACGTGTAGGAGAAGGTGTTATCCTGCATTTCATTTCTAAGACGACAGCAGGATGCTAACGAATCCACCGAATCAGAGCGGTACACGAAAAAGCTGTGTCCCTCCGCCCACATCTTTGCTACAAAGTCCGCCCATTCCTGATCTACGAAATCCTCGCCGTTGTCCAGCAGGTTCACCGTTTCCACCGGGAAAGTCAGCAGCTTGCGCTTCCGTTCCTGATTGAACCAGCGCATGAAACGCTTTTGCAGCCAGGAGACAGAGTCCCAGCGCATCTTCGTACCGTCCGGGAACACAAAATCTTCAAACATCCCATGGAAGTACGGCTGGTCAAAATAGGCGATATTCCAGAAGCAGGACTGATTCCCGCGGGCGGCGGCAGGCTGATTGATGGAGTACACCACCTGCTCAAAGGCGTCGGTAATCACCTTATCAAGGGTGCGGTGGCGAGTGGATAAATCTACGACCTCATCTGAACGTTGGTAATAGTCGTCGCCATACTCTTTGCGGATGAAATAATCCATGTAGCAGAGGAACTCCGGCGTGGAAATGGCCCCGCAGAACTGGCTGGCCTAAGCGAATACCAGGTTGATGAACGCGCCGCAGAAGGAAGAGAGATTCTTGGGCGCTTCGCTGGTGCCGCCGATGCAGGTGTTTCCATAGAAAAGGAAGGGATAGAGCGTCACGCTGGCACAGTAGGGTTTGCCCAAAATGCCCACTTCGTCATGCCGGTAGATTTCATGCTCTTCCAGCTGCCGCAAATATTCTTCCGCGGTGTTGGTGCCGTACATCTCCTGCAGTTTCCGGTACATGCCCAGACGATTGATGGCGATGGCGTCCGCCTTATAGATTTCCGTTTCCATGGTGGCGATGTTCTTGCTTTCCACATTGGCATTGGGATCCGTTTCGCTGCTGGTTGCAGCGTTAGACGCCCTACCGTAGCGGTCAATGAAGCTCTAATGCCGGTTATGATCGGTATACTTATCAATTCTCATGGTTTTCGTCCTTTCCGTCCGGGATTGTTATTCCGTCAAATATCAAGGGGATCCTTTCCCTGGCCTGCCGCAGCAGTAGCGCCATCTATGTCCGCATTTCAGGATAAGCTGCCGGATCGGTTCGGAGCGTGAAGATGTGCAGCCACTCCCGCAGGTTGGCCTTCATGATGATGCGGACAGCGGTGGAATTGGGCTATACCTTCCTGGCGTCCTCGGGCTTGATGCCGTGTGCCAGCATATCATGGTAGATTTTTTCTGCATCCTTCATGCACTTCCACCAGAGCCCGGAGGCCCAAGAACCTTCCCGATAAAATATCGGCTGGATGAAGGCGATTTCTCCATTCATGTTTACATACCGCTGGCTCTCAATGCAGAAGCTGGCCAATCGATGCCGGGTGAGTTCCGCCATCACATCCCGGGAAGTGACCTACTCCACGCTCATATCGGCAAACTCCACAGGCGAAAGGTGGCCTCGTTTCAACAGTGCGGCCACAAAACGCGGCGCGCTGTCCTCTGTGATCTTTCTTTCAGAACGGTAACAGTTGCGGCCAGCCTGCTCAATCTGCCGCAGCACCTGCATTCCATCCTCCGGGGTGAGGATACGGGCGGACTGCTGAATGATTTTCATTCCGCATTCTCCGCTTCTGTGCCCAGGATCGGTTCTGCTTCCGCTTCCAATGGGGCATCGCCGTTCAGCCGCGACATTATGGTGCGGTAGGTCAATCCGCAACCAATCACGGCTCCGTCGTCCAACAGTAAGACGCTCTTTGTGGCTCGGCCAAAGGTCATATCCACAAATCTGGAGGGTTTTGCCTCTTTTGCGGCCCTAATCTATCGCCGGGCGCTGGCGGTTTGGGGATTGAGTACCATGGAAACCCGATTGGCGCATACCACATGGCCGAAACCGGCATGGATGAATCGTAAGGGAATCGTATTCATGATCCGCCTCCTTTACAAGCTTTTCTGCGCATGAAGCGCGATGGTGGGAGCAGCGGGATTTGAACCCGCACGCCGTAAAGCAAAGGTTTTAGAGACCTCCGCGTCTGCCAGTTCCGCCATGCTCCCCTGTACCGGCCAGAAAAACGCTGGCCGGACGGATCATCAGATCAGTTCATAATCGGTGATCCACAGGTCGAACATGTCGGATCTTGGCTTGGCTTTCCCGTCGAGAAACTGATACGCCGGTTTTCGGTTCCAGGCGATCAGGCGGAGGATGGCGCCTTCTTCAATGGGTTTTTGCTGAAACAGCGCCTTTTTCAGCTTCATCACGCCCGTATGTCCAGTGGAGAGGCTGCACAGCTTCAGCTTGGGGCTGTACCGATCATCCACATCTATAACGGCGTATTCAAACTTTAATGCCGGAAACAAGGTGAGCGGCGTACCGCAGTGGTCGATTTCAAAACGCGCCTGCTCATAAGGCGGAATGGTTTCCTCCGGCAGACTTCTCTCGATCCCGCGAAGAACGCGCAGCCGCGCCTCCTGGGTCCTGGGAATATGGGTTTTGGAAAAGTGGGCTTCCCCTTCCCGGAACTCCCTTAATAACTTCTATAGCTTTCCGTTGGAACCGAACTCCCGAAAATAGTCCAGCCGGATCAGGATTTCGACCACCTGGGAATCCAAGGCAGGATGAAGCTCCATATCATACAGCAGATCGGTAAAGCAGGCATAGAATCCGTCCCGCATAGCGTAGAGCGCTTCCGCAGCCTTGCGGCTTATGTGCTTTACCGACGTCTATGCGTCAGAGATCGTTCGTTCTTCGTAGTCAATATAGAAGTCCCGATTGTCCTGCCGGAATTTGCAGGGGACCACGCGGATGCCGAAGCCCTTCCGCATTTCTTCCTTGGCAAGAGAGATGCGGTCTTTGTCTCCCTTGGCGGCATAGCCGGTGAGAAGGGTGGTGTAGTATTCCAAAGGATGATGAGCTTTCAGCCAAGCGCCGTACAGACTGTCCAGAGCGACGCAGACAGCATGAGAACTGTTAAACCCATACGAAGTCGCGTCTTCAATGATCTTCCAGACCTTTTCTGCCGCATCAGGATCACTTTTCTCTGAGAACTTTTCCAGAAAACGCTGCTTCAGCGGCAGTACCTTCTCCGGATGTTTTTTCCCAATCGCCTTGATGGCCGCGTAGGATTCAGGGGATGAAAACCCGGCATGCTGAAGCGTTTTCATCAGTTGCTCCTGGAACAGAATGAAGCTGGACGACATCTCTCTTGTTTGGATCAAAGCGTCAAAAGCGGGGATGCCATAGTCAAAATGCCTCCGGGCCAGAAAGATGGGCAGCATGGATTTGAACGCAGGGCGTACCGCTGCCACAAAGGACGCCAGCTCGGTGATGTTCCTGGGTTTGTACTGCATCACCTTTTCCCGTGTTTTCGGCTGTTCCACCTGATTCAGCCCCATGGTCAATCCTTCCGCGTACATACGCCACGTCTCCTTATCCTGGGCTGTGAGCCGCAAAAGCTCGTTCACATCCGGCTGCTCCGTCCCAATGCGCTTAAATGCCTCATGGTTGGTTTTAACAACTTCCACCAGGAGCAGGTCATTCTTTAGATATCCGAACTGTTCCGCCGTTGCGCCGTCGATAAAGGCGGCGTAGACAGTCTTTTTCTTGGCTCCCTTGCTGTTGATGCGGATGATCCCGATTTCCCGACGAATATCTTCCCGGCAGAGCAGATAGGCGCAGGGATGTGGGGAAATGGAATCGATCACACCCATGTACTGCTCGCTGGCGGCGACCTATTCCCGATATTCTTCTGGGATGTAGTCGGAAAGCGCAATTTCCTCACCGTCCTCCGCGTATCTGACCGCTGTTTCATAGGCTTTCAGTTTATCCCCGATGCTGTTGGCGACATCGAAGGAAAGATTGGAGGCCCGGCAGTACATTTTCCAGGCGGAGAGCCGTTTCAGGGTACCGAAAGCCACCATAGGCGCGCTTCTCCATTCGCCCAGTACTTCCGCCTGGGCTTCCTCAAAGGCTTCCCGGTTGGCTACGTTCATGTCGATGTCCGGCAGGCTGCCGGATACGATTCTGTCCGCCGAAATGAACCGATCCGGGAACATTTCCACAGGGATGGCGAAGCGGTCAATGGAGGACAGGCCCAGCAGGGAGTTGGTATAGTAGCTGGGCGCGCTGCCGCGTCCCGTTTTGGTGATGATGCCGCCTTTTTTTACGGCGCGGCACACCAGCTCGTGATCCAACAGGAAATAATCGCTCATGCCGGTGGAGGTGACCACATCCGTTTCGTATTTCACGCCTTCCGCACGGACACTTTTTTCTTCCTCCGTCATGCCAGCAGTCTGCTGCTCAAAGGCGGCGTTCACCAGATCGAGATACTTATGGTTCCGTTCCTCCTGTGTCAGCTCAGGATAGATGGTGGGCAGCTTTTTGCTCTTGTCGAATTCCACATCCTCAAAGGATTCAAAGATGCAGGTATTCTCCATGGCCTCCCGGATTTGCGCGTCGGAAAGAACGCCCTGCCGCTGAAAGCGCTGAAACGCTTCTGCTCCGGAGGGATAATCCATATACCAGCCGCCTTCGTCCTCATACAGAATGTGGTTGGCTTCCAACCGCTGCTGCCGAAGTTCTGCGTCCCGCGGATGGATATAATGGCTGTCGGTTCCCATGATGAGGGGAATCCCGTGCTTTCTGTACAAGCCCAGCAGGAATTGGTTGACCTCCCGCTGCTTATCCGTGTCGTGATACTGTACTTCCTACATGAAGCTGCCCCGAAAGTGCTTTGCGAAGCGGAGGATCAGGCGTTCCGCCTCCTCCCAGCCGTATTTGAACACCCCGGCGATGCAGGCCGTGGTCACAAAAACGTCCTGCGAATCCAGGGACAGCAGTAATTCCAGATCGACCCGGGGCCGATAGTAATATCCGCTAATGTTGGCTTCGGACAGGGCGAAATTCAGATCGCCGATGCCCTTTCTCGTCTTGGCAGCCAGGATAATATGGCAGTTGGCGTTATCCTTTTCACGCCTGTCCTTTACAAAATAGGCTTCGCTCACATACCGCCAGTGCAGATCGTACTTCTTTGCCAGTTCGGAGCATTGCCAGTAGTTGCCTTGGGTGCCGTGCTCGCAGGAGGAAAGAATGGTATGCCCCAATTCTACCGCCCGCTTGGCGTAGTCTTCATTGGTGACTACGCTGTCTGTCAGCATGACGTTGCTGTAACAGGAATGCCGGTGATAATTCACATAAGGAATACCCTTTTCCTAAAGCGTCATAGCGGATTACTCCTTTATTTCGGAATGAATGATTTCTTCCCCCACAGGACAATGCAGGCGGGTGGAGCAGATGAAGCGGCAGAAATAGCCGGAGGTGGACACACGCCAATCCTTTTCGTTCTTGATGGCCTGGATGGTCGTATCGATCCAGTCCATGGTTTCCTGGTATCGCTCCATGGAAAAGGGCTCATCGATGAAGGTGCCGTAGCGGAACATATTGAACCGCAGCATAGCCGGGTATTCTCCGAACCGTTCCTTCACATACGCGGCATAGGTGTACAATTGCCGAGTATTGGCGAACAGTTCCTTTTTCATAGACTGCATGGACTTGGATTTGTGGTCGATGACGATAATGCCGCCATCCTGCTTGTCCCGCAGCACCAGATCAGCGATGCCCACAAATGGATTTCCCCGGATATCCAGTTCAAACTTTTCCTCCACGGACAGGATTTCCATGTTTTCTCCGAAGCCGTCGAAGGACAGAAAATACTGCTTCCCTTCCTCAAAGTATTTTCCGGCCAGGCCCTGGGGAAAGGGCGGGAAGTAATGCCTGACCGCTTCGTCGTACTCCGCTTCATACCTGTCCGCCAGTTCAAAGGACAAGAGTTCCCCTTTGGCCCAGCGCTCCAGCAGGCTGTGGCAATGCGTACCGTACTCCGCGTAGCTGTTCTGCTCCTGGGAAACATGGTCGATATACTGCAGCTTGAAAGCCAAGGGGCATTGAGAAAACAACTGCTATTTGCTGAACGACCATTTCATATCATTTGGAATGATGCACTTGCTTCCCTCCATTAAAACGGTTGTATCACCTCTGCCATCTGTACTGAATACTCCGGCAAACTGTCCGCCCGGGGATTCGGCGGCACAATACCGTCCTTATTCCAGGAAAAACGGTTCTTATCGCCCTTGTCTGCCTGATAGATCCTGCGACTGTCCGGGCAGTAGCAGCACTCGATCAGCCTGCATATCCCGCCCTCCCGGTTTTTCAGCACCCGCAGGTTGGGCCGCTCCACCACGATGGCGCTGTCCGCCTAACGGATGGTGGCGCTGCTGCCGCCGATGTCGTCCTGGCCAAGCTTTTCTCCCTGCTTCACCTTGCGGGGATGGGCCACCAGCAGCACATGCACATGATACCGGGTGGCGAACTTTTTGAGCGCGTTGGCAAACTTGCCCTGGGCCTTGGTTTCCTCGTCGGAATCGGACAGGGCGGTCATCAGGTTATCCGCCAGGAACAGCTTGCAGCCGTATCTCCGCGCCGCCATCTGGAAAACCTTCAGGATGCTTTCCGATTGGTTGACCTCAAAGATTTCCTGGTTGTCGAATAGATAAAACTTATCCCGATAGTAATCCGTCTATCGCTCTTGTACGGCATACGGCACGGTCGGGATTTTGATGCCGCGCACGGGATCATAGCGAAGGCCGATATACTCCGAACCTGCTGCCTGGAGACTAATCCACTCCTAAAATTTTTCCTTGGTCAGCTCGCCACTGTAAGCGCAGACGGAATAGCCCTGCTCGATAGCAGCCAGAAGCAGCTGTCCCGTGACCGTTGACTTGCCCTGGCCGGGCTTGCCGGTGAACACCGTCATTGCCCCTTCCGCCTATCCGCCGATCTATTCATCCAGCGCCGGGATCATGGTTTTGATTCGTGGAACGGTGGTAGGGTCGTAAGGAACCACATCCGACTACTGAATGATTCCCTTGACAGGCACCGGCTGAGCGGCGTCCAAGGTCTCCTGAAGCGTTTCCGGCCCATAATAGAACAGGATTTCGTTGGCGTCCTTGCAGGGTGTGCCGTCCGGCTTGTCTGGGTATTCCTCTACCACCATACACCGTGCTTCATCCAGCCGCCGAACCACCTCACGCACCATTTTTTTGCCCGGTTCATCGCTGTCCCCGAACAGAATGATCGTTTGGAACTTCTCCAGCCAGTCCCAGCAATGGTCGATCCAATCCAGATTGGTGCAGCCGCTTGGAACGGACACGGCATTACAGACGCCTGCTTCATAAAGAGAGAGCGTGTCGATCTGGCCTTCTGTGATGATCAGGGGGTGGGAAAAGGAACATAGATCCATCCCGAACAGGATGGGGCGTGTGTTGGAACATTGCCATTCCTTTTTCTCCTTGGGCTGGGGTGTGCGCGGCGCCCGGTATTTCACATATTCCTATGTGCTGTCCCGGAAGAAGGGGAAAACGATGTTTCCTTTTTCGTCCGCGCCGATGTGAAACGCGTCCAAGGTTTCTTTGGTGATTCTCCGCTTTTCAAAATACTGAATTATTTCCGTGGTCAGGGGCTTTATTTCCACTTCCGGCAGAATGAACTGCCTTTTGGCGGAGGCGGCGGGGCGGAGAAACTCCGCCCACTCGCCAAAATGGGCTGCCAGTTCTTCATACCGGCCTTTGACGCCGCATCCGCCCCGTTTGCACACATACACGCCGTCCGTCAGGTTCAGGGCGAAGGTGTATCGGTCGCCGCTGTCGCCGCCGTGACAGAAGGGGCAGTAATCCGGGATGAGTTCATCCCCGCGCACCCGGTAAGGAGCCAAGTGCACGGCGGCAAACCGAAGGATGTCAGCCTGCACAGCAACAGCCTTCCATAAAGCAGCGATACTGATTGCCTAAACGATGAATACGGCGACATACCTGACTTTCGCATAATCCCACAGCATTGGCAATTTTTTTCTATGAACTACCTTTCATCCTCATAGACAGCATCTTTGCGTCCAAAGGTAATAAGCAACTCAAAAAGCGTTCATAATCTATATTGCCGATAATCATATCTTCAAAAGAAGACGATGTTGCATCAAATTCGAATACATCCAGGGAGAAAAGAAATATATTGCGGATTTCCATCTTAAACTTCTTTTGTGGGATTTTAACTGCCGCCATTCTGCGCACATACTCATATAAAGCATGCGTCACATGGATGTAGTAATGCTCTGCTTCCGCTAAACTATCTGCATTTCGCAGCAGAAGCAACAGCGCCTATCTGGCCTCCTGTAGAAGATCTTCTGTATTGTCAGGATACCTTTTTCCGGCTTTTCGCTGGTAACGATTGACAAAATCACAGATCTTTTTCTCATGCTCATTCAAGAATTGAGTTTCTTGTTCTGCAGTGAGCTTCATCTGTTTGTCCCCCTTAAATAGGCAAATCATCTTCTTGAGAACTGCCATTGGTAGTCTGTGTTTTATGGGCTGGCAATTCTAAATCTGTGACATTGATCTGTACAGCAGTTCGATCCATACCGTTTTTATCTTTATACTGCCGAATGGTCAAGTCGCCGACCACAGTAATTTTGTCACCCTTATGTAAATACTGCATGGCTACTTCAGACATTCTGCGCCAGGTATTGCAACGATAGAAATTTGTGATATTATCTCCGTTCACATCCTTGGTGCGTGTATCCGATGCCTATGTAAAGGTCGCGCAGGAAGCATCACCGAATTGGGATAAAACAGGATCTGCCGTCAATCGTCCAACTGCGGTCAGCTTATTTACACTCATACTGTTTCCTCCTTGAATTCATCGTAGATTGCTTGAAGAATCCTTTTGTCAGTAATCGCCCGATAGTTTGCTGTACCTCCGGTAATTGCCCGTATCCGCTGGGCGATCTTCTCTCTTTCCTCCTGAGTAATATCGGTGCAGCAGGCTTTCATCACCATGTCTACCTTTTCAGCCAGGGTCTGGGTATCCTCTCCATCCGAAGAAGGCGGTTCAGGAGACGGTTCAGAAGGCTCCAGGCTTTGTTGCTTCACCTGCGGCCTTTCCGCTGCCGATGCGGCTGCGTTCTTTTCCGCGTCGCCCAGCCAGCCCGCGATTTTCGCGCCAGTGTCTGGGGTGATCACGAAGTATTGACCATCAAACAGGCCGGTACGATCCTTCGTGGCTGCCGCGGAATGATCCTGAGCCAGTTCAAAGAACACGCTGAACTCATATTCTAGCCCTTCTCTGAAAATGGGGGCCATACCCACCTTGCGGGGTGCTTTTTTACCCTGTCCGTTGTCCTCGATCACATATTCCGTCTTGGTGCGCAGGGTGGCCGCCACGTGCATGGGACATTGCAGGATCTTGTCCACCAGCTTATTATGCAGCGGAGTTACATCCCGCCAGGCGGTATAGCCGTTGCCGCTGCGTTTGGCGATGTTCGCTTGCATATCCAGCAGACCGCCCTCACCGGACCAGGCGTGTGACAGGGAATCAATAATCAAAAATTCCACCCCAGCATTCTCTGCCGCTTCAATAGCCTCTAGATATCGGGCCGCGCTGAACGGAGCGTCCAGAGCGATGGTCAGGTACTCCCCGATACGGGTACTGCTTACCACAGTGCCAACATACAGGCTACCAGAACCGTTTTCCGTGTCGATAACGCAGATTTTCTCCCAAGCCGCTTCATTGGAGATGCTAGGATGTACTGCCTGAATCTAACCGAAACCCATGAGCAGCGTGCTCTATGTTTTTCCACTGCCGGAACTACCAGCCACTCCAATCTTGAGGCGCGCCAACTGCCGTTTTGCTTTGACTATTTGAATAGCCACTGTCGATTCCTCCCTTTCATTTTGGTTTTCATTATATAAGAGATACCATTTTGGCCAAAACTTGCTCCTCCAATAGAAATAATTTTGTGAGTAACACTCGTTCTTTGTGCCGGATGCGCATTATTATAACGAGACGGAAAGGACGAAACAATGGGGAACTTTTTTCACAGTGAGAGCGTCTGTATACTATGCTATTCATGTATCCAATACGAAAAAAATGCCATACCCCCTCAAACAACTGATTAAGAAATACATTTTCCTTGTAATTCTTAAATGCTTTATGTATAATGAAGTCAAAAGAATAAAGGGAGGATGACATTCATGCCGAAGAAGATTCCGACAATTAAAGAACTTCGTACCGCACAGAAACTGTCTCAAGCTGCCTTCGCAAAAACGATTGGCGTAAGCACAGCCTCCGTGACCGCCTATGAAGCGGGCCGGGTGAATCCGAGCGAAAAGGTATTGGGAAAGATCAAGGAAGTCTATAACGTGGATTTGGCTCTCAAGCCTGCAAAGAAGGCAAAGGCGCCAAAGGCTGACGCGCCTGCGGAATCCAAGACCAAAGCAAAGCGCACAAGCAAGGCAAAGGCTGAAAAAAACGCACCCGCGCAATCGCCGAAAACCGAAATCATTATCCAGTCTCCACTTGGTGGAACCATTACACCGGAAGAAATCATCGCCAAGATCGGGGCTGCGGATAAGATTTATATCCGTGTAGACGAGAACAAAGCCTACTGGGTCAAAGGTGAAGAAACCGGCAGTATCGAACTGTGGTAATAAACAAATGATCAATAGAAAGGGGTATCTCCATGAACAAACGGGAACTCATCGAAACGGTATCCTCCAAAGCGGAAATCACTAAGAAAGAAGCTGACTCGGTCGTCAACGCGACCCTGGATGCCATCATTGAAGGACTTGTCAAAGAAGGTAAAGTCATCATTCCCGGTTTTGGTTCCTTTGAGGTACGGAGTAAGACCGCCCGCGAAGCGCGCAATCCCCGCACTGGCGAAAAAATCAAGATCGCCGCGAAGAAAGCTCCTGCATTCAAGCCTGGCAAAGCCATGAAAGACGCTGTAGAAAAAAAGTAAAGGAGCCAGATTCATGGAAATCGAAGGAAAGCATGCCATCATTACCCCAGAAGGCGTTTTCATTATTGGCACATATGATGAAAACGGTACTCCCAACGCCATGAATGCGGCCTGGGGTATGCAGAGCGACATGGGTGAAATCACCCTGATGCTGTCTAAACACAAGACTACCGAAAACTTTGAAAAAACCGGGGCGTTCACCGTTGCATTTGGCACAGCAGACACCGTCTTGATTTCCGACTACTTTGGTGTGGAAACTGGAAAAAAGATCAATAAGATTGAAAAAGCCGGTTGTCATGTTCACAAGAGCGCTTATGTCAATGCGCCGATCATTGAGGAATATCCGCTGACCCTGGAGTGCAAGGTGCGTTCCTGGAATCCGGAAACGGGCTATCTCATCGGCGAGATCGTGGCCTCCCAAGCGGACGAATCTATCCTCAACGACGGCAAGGTGGATCTGGGCAAACTGCGTCCCATTATCTTCGACCCTGCCGCCAACGCATACCGAGTGGTAGGCGAAATCGTCGGAAAAGCATTTCATGACGGTTTGAAGCTGAAGCAGTGACATCATGATCAATCAAAGTGCCGCCGCAGAAAGAATATCTGCGGCGGTTCGTTCATTTTCCTATCATGAAGCCCGTTTCTTCGGAAGCGACTCCATAATCGTTTCCGCAAAGGACGTATCATTGACGGCCTGCTGCCTCTCTTCCATGCTGGTATGAACATAACGGTTGGTGACATATACGGTAGAATGTCCACCAATGTCACGAGCCATGGCGGAGCCGCCCACCTGATCTACAGCGGTCAGCAGGGTATGGCGAAAGATATGCACTCCTGTTTTCAGGTTCAGACGCTGCTGCTTGACCGCAAGAGATTTCCACAGTGTTTTCCGATCCAGCCGGTTTCCTTTTTGGGACAGGAACAGCGGATCATCCGGCTTCGTGTCCTTCCGTCCGGCCAGATACCGGTCAATGCAAGGAGCCACGAAGTCCGCGACGCTGACGTGCGCCCAGTTGCCCCTTTTGCGTAGGCAGAACAGGTCGCCCTGCCGTATTTCCTCCATTTGGCCGATGTTCAAGGCACAGACCTCAAATGCTCGCAGGCCGCTGCCCAGGATCAGGGCGATAATAGCGGCGTCACGCAAATCATTATGCTTAGGGTGTGGACCGGATACTGCCTCGATCAGCGTTTTGATTTCTTCAGCGGTGTAGCGCTTCTGAGCCTGCTTTTCGAGGACTTCCGGTGTCTTTTTTTCTTTCACACAGTGGAGAACCTGGGAGGGATCTTTTTTTATCACGCCGATTCCTTTCATGTAGAAAAAGAAACGTTTCAAAATGACGATATAGTTGTTCCGGGTGCTGACCGCCCTGTCTTTGGCAGCCAATTCCTGCAAATAGGCTGAAAGGTGCAGGCCCTTGATGCGGCCGATATCCTCCGGCTTCAGGCTCAGCTTATGCTGATCCTGTAAATAGCGGTCAAATCGCCGCAGAAATGAACCGTACTGCTCTATAGTGGCAGGCCGCCCTTCTTCCGCTGCCACATGTGCTTCAAAGAACGCAATCAAATCCTGAACGGTCATACCGCGCCTCCTTCTACCTGCGAGAGCTGCAGATACTCCCGAAGAACATCAAGCAACCGCAGTGTGGCTGGATATACCCAGTGCGTGAGGCCCTTCTCGTAATATTGCCGGATAAAAGAAATCCGGTGCGCATAGAAGAACTGCTCCAGATACCGGTCCGAGGTCACAAGAACGTTTTTATTCATTGGCATCTCTCTTTCGTTAATGTTCATGGAATACAACTGCTTCTTCGCGTTTTAAATCCCAGCAGCTCATGCCAGTGGCAACGCAATCGCCACAGTAGGATGGGCAAGGGCGGGCGTTTTCCGGGATAGTTGCATCTTCCTTCCGAAATTGGATATGCGCCAGAGGAAGATGATAAGGGTTTTCCGGCTGAAAAGTGCCCCAAACGCTGAGAACGACGGTCAGGTTATCGGGGAATGAGCCATGCTCCGAAATATAAGCATTTACAAGTTCATATTTTTTGGTAAAGCACAGAAACCGGGTGTTATGCAGGTTCCGGGCGATCCGTACCATCATGGCCAGATAATCCGCGTCCGGGATGTCGCCGGAGGAGTGCCAGCGGAAGAAACGGGAACGGAATGCGGCGATGGTCACCTCCTGCTCGAAAAATTGAGGATTGCAGTACCAAAGCTCCAGGTTGGTTTGCAGGTGAGCGCGGTTCCGCTGAAAGCTGAACCGTCCCCGGCGGGCATAACATTTCTTGAAGCACGGCGCGTCCTTCCGGCAGGTGCAGCCCACAGGTAAATTGACGGAAGGAATATCCGCACCCAGCTTGGAAACGCCATAGGAAATATGCACATGATCGTGAACCATACTGCCTCCTTTGCGCGAAAAAGCGGCTCCCATGGTTGAGAGCCGCGTGTGCGGTGTGTGTCTGCAAAAGGAGAAGTTATGCTGCCGATTCTTCCTCCCCTGCCGGATAGCAGCCGGGCAGCACTTCCTCAAAGCCGCAGAAATACTGCCACAGGTATTCTGAATTATCATAGGCCGGAAGATGGCGGAAAAAGTCGTTGTCCGTAAAGCCGGCAATATCCTCCTTCATTTCTTCGTCCACAAACTCCAGGAATCCATAGAAGAACACGGAGACGATCCTGCGATTCAGTCCCAGGGAGTTTTCGTAGTCGCTATAGTAAAGAGAGTTCAGCACGATCTCCAGTCTGAGCTTCCATAATTGTGCCTGTGTGATGGGCATTTGCCTTCCTCCTTTCTTGGCGATTTATTCAATATTGATATAGTGCCAGCTGGTATACTCATTGACTGTGCCGCTTTCCCGATCTTCCTTCGGATCATAGTATCTGGTGCAGGTGTCGAAACCCATGATCTCCAGAAAATCCGCAATGGTCTCAGCGGCGCATTCATCGTCCACTAGCAGCATATCGCCGTCCGTCCAGATGTGAAACTTTGCTCCGTGGCCTGCGGTACAGCCGTTTTAAATCTGCTGAACAATATGCTGCCACAGAATGCCGTCGTTGATCAAATCCATGCAGTTCGTCTCTTTTCTTTACAATGTCAGCACATCCACAGCATCCCGCAGCGTTTGCGCGGAAGGCGGATTCTCTGAATCCTTGTAGGCCAGAAGTGGAAAATAGCTGCATTTGTCCATGTTAATGTTGATTCGCTATTGGGTGCGAAAGGTCATACACGATGCGTTAAAAACAAAAGCAGCAGATGGAAAGCAGTCCATCGAGGAACAGCTTGAAAGCGCCGAAAAAGGAATTGGAGCAGCTTTTGGCACGGTCAACTAAAGAAGCAATCCGGTAGCAGGAAGAACGGGAAAGCAGGAGCAATTCATCAAAGAAGGAGGTGGGAAAATGCGCTAAAGAGTGAATTGTCCTAATCAAAAAGGCTGACCGCGCATTGGGCCAGCCTTAAGAAGCTATCTTACTTCTTCTTTTTCTTTTGCAGTTTTGAAAGAGAAGCATCCAAGATTTTTTCTTTTCTTTCTTCCAGCATCGTTTTATAAAACTGCTTTTGCAGATCATCCAGATAATCGGTGTTGTCAACCATCAACCGGATTTTCTGCATATCCATCAGTGGAACGACGCGCTCCAGAGCTTCATTGCAGCCGGTATCCTTGAGAGAATGGATAAAGTCGAAATAGTTGATTTTTTGTCCATTCTCCCGGATGCCGGAAAGCGGGATTTTGAAAATACGAAGGTCACGCTCCGAACGGTCATTCAACACGGCTCGCATGATATTTTCATCAGCCTGGGGAAACAGACTGCTCCCGCAGTCAAACACCGGGGCCAATGTCAACTCGTCTGTTTTGCTGCTGTACAGAAAACCCCAATTGCCATTGTGCCGATCCCAATTCCCAATCAGGGCATCAACAATGAACATATCCCAAAAGCGCCGCTTTAGCACGACGGGATCAACGGCCTGCTGTTCATCAATAGCCGTCAAAATATCGGACAGTTCCGTGCCGTATCCGTTGTGTTCAGAATCAATAATTGTGTTTTTCAGAGAGGCAAAGTCCTGAATGACATAATCGGGAACGGTGAAATCCTTGCAAGCTACTACGAGCTTTTCTTTACCATTTCTGGAGAATGTGCCAAGGATCGTTTTCTGAACCGGGATTCCCACGATCTCAAATATATGACAGCCCAGGTATTCGCACACGCAGCCATTTGCGTAGCTTAAATACTTATTCTTCCGGGCAATGGCAGGGAATTTGAGCATATATTGCTCCCCTTCGTACAGAACCGCGATCTTGCTACCATTGGCCCCAGAATATGTCTTGTTACGCCGGGGAAGATTGGTGAAGTCAATCATGTTTCATCATCCTTTTCCATTCGCAAATACTTCCTGCGCAGATACCAGGCTTGATCTGCGGATATTTCCTGTTCTATTTCTGCGCTGTTAATATCAGCATTCAAATCGCTCCAGCAAATATCCCAATGTAAATCCTGCTTGCCCTGATCAATCAACCGCCAGGATTCTTTCATGGCCGCAATGGATTTTTGAAGATAGTCGGGCAGACCCCTTTCCAGATAAGCGTCACTTTTTGGCAAACCGCTCTTTGGATCATAATGTGCTGTGTCTATTTTCATCAAATCTTCCATCGTGCATCCCAACGCCTGCGATAAACGCCAAACCGTTTTCGCGGTGCAGCCTTCAATGGCGCTTTTCCCGGAACAAATATCAATCACGGTTGTCTTGGGTATACCACTGATCCGCGACAAGTGATACATGGACATATTGCGCTCCTGCAACATGGATTGCAAATTCATGGTCATCCCTTCCTTCCATAATCTCATTATATCGGTTGACCGACCATCCGTCAATATGAAATTTGTTCCGAGGAAAGCGAAATCGCAAAACATCATAGGAGAGAATAATGTCAGAGCAAATTCAAGAAGCAAACCCGAAAGCGGTTACAACTACCTTGAGTATCCCTATCGGAAACACTATTTTTCTTGTCGGATTACGCTTAATAGAGATAAGCGAAAATTCTCAATGATAAGCTGAAACACTTGATTCATCAGGAAATTCAGCATCACCATAAAAAACGTCATAGATTGTTTTCTTGACATCGCGCATATTAAATACTAAAAGCATCCTTAACCAGAATATTGCTCAATGCTTTTGGAAAATCTTCGTGTTTCATTTGTTCTTTCGTCCTCTTTTACGCTGCTTGCAGCATGAAAATATTATTATAATAGCTGCCTTCTTTGCTGGTTCCCTGGGAACCGCCCAAGCTGTCCAGATACTGTTCGCCCGCTTTGGATTTGGAGATATAGAGATAGTAGTTCATGGCGGTAAAGGACATATCGGCAGCAACAGGCCGGTAATCATGGCTCAGCACAACGCGGGCGCCCATTTCCTTTGCTTTCTCCGCTGCCAGTTCAGCGAACAGCTTCTGCACGGTCTGTTTGGCCAATTCGTCAATGCCATTGGTGTACAGGCGCTCCAGGAAAACGACCAACTCTTCGCTTTTCTTTTCCGGCTGCTCTTCTGCGTCAGGATGGAGAATGTCCGCAAATTCCAGGGATTTGACTGCCTTTCCTCCCGGCGCGGTAAAGCTGCCTTTGGTCAAGCGCAGCATGGCCCTGGCCACGGGCTTACCGCCCATGGTTGCGTAGAGGATTTTTTTGTTGCTGTCGAAGCAGGCCAGCAGGCAATGGCGGTAAGCACCATCTTTATAGTTCAGGCAGGTGCGCTGGGGAAGCTGGCCGATCCGCATGGTGGAAAAGAAATCATCCCTTTCCTCCACACGGATTTTTCCCTGCGTGACTTCCGTGTTCTCCATCCACCGCTGCTTCTGCTGCTCCGTGATAGAAAAGGACAGTTCCCGCTGGAGATCGTCGCTGTGATATTTCACCTGTTCATACTGTCCCATGAGCAGCGCACGCACAATCCGATAAAAGCCCTTTGGATCATGGATGCCCCGGGAATAGTCCATAGCGATGGCAGCGCCTTCTTTGCAGAGAAAGGAAATAATCTCCTGTTCATGTTCGTTCACAAAATCATGATCCAACTGGAGCGCTTCCCGCAGCACGGCCCAATCGCTGTCCAGGCGTTGAATATCCTTCAGCACATCCGCCCATGTCTGGTATGATTTCAGGGATTCATACTGGCGAATCATAAAATCCGCTTCTTCGCTGGTATGTATATCCGGCATGAACCGCTTAACATGATCGTATACGGACAAGATGCGGACGCAAAGGCGCAGCGTTAGTCCCTTGATATGCGCAAACTCTCGATCCCGCCAGTCCATCAGATTCTTTTCGGAGAGGCGGCGGGCCAGTTGGCTGATCTGATCGTCGTTCATCTCATCATCCAGCAAATCGTGCTTGAGCAGCTGCCGGATGGCCAGCAACCGATCATCTGTCCGGGCAATGTCCAGCAGGTCATACAGCCGTATATAACATTCTTCCGCCTGAAACAGCGTTTTCAGTTCATCAAAGGTGAACATCTTCCGGCTGAGCAGGTTCAGCCTGTTCCCGTTCTTTTTACCGCCGATGATTTTCTGGCATTCAGTAAGATTATTGAGGTTCAGGGCGTTCAGCCACGTTCTGGAATAGAAATCATGATAGAAAAGCATGGAGCGGTCAGAAATGGATTGGAAGAGCGCGAAGTTTTTTTCAACCAGGCGCAGGAAGGCTTTCTGCTTATGCGTTAAAGCATAGGCCAGTAGTTGAAACGCGCCGCCGTGCAACTCCCGGAAGGGAATGCCTCTTCCAAAGCTGCCGTACAGCGCATTCAAATAGGCCAGATAGGTATCCAGCGCCGCGTCGATTTCCTCTAGTGTTTTGTTCCGAGCCCAGCGGATAAAGGCTTCCAATTCTTCCGCTATGGCGCCGTTATCCAGCCAGTACCGGAAGAAGATGCCCGTTCGGTCTCCATCGGCGCCAAGGATGGCATGGATCGTTTCGAGCTTTTCCTTCATTTCCGCTGTGAGAGTATACAGATTTGCCCAGTCCGCTTCATCCAGGGAAATCTCGATCCTATCGGCGCACAAGGCATCCAGAAGAGATAGGCAGATGGGATGGGCAGCAAGCCTGGGCAGCACTTCGGAAAAGGCCGCGCCATTGATATATTCTCCCAGACACGGATGGGAAAACAATTCCTGTTCCTCCTCCGATAATGCGGCCAACCCGCCCTCTAACTCTTGATAGCAGGCGATCACATTATCCGCTGCGGCCTGAAGCGCATCTTCTGGCCAGCCCCTATGCAAAAAATACTGGGCAAATTCCTGCTTGCCGCGCATGTCGGCCAGACGCATGGAAAACAGGCGGATCAATTCCTGGCAGGAATAATCCATGATCCCGCAGCCTGTTTCCTTCGCCGTCGAAAGCCATTGATCGACCTGGTGAGCTGAAACACCGTTCCCCAAGAGAAAACGCAGCCTTTCAGGGAAACCGGGAGTGGTGATCAGAGCAGCTTGAATGGAGAAGCAGTTCTGATAGGCGTTTTTATCAAGCGTGCCATCCTCAAGCTGACCACAGCAGGCATTGATTTGCTGCTCTGTATACTCCGCTGTCATCTTGAGAGCTAGGCCGTTCTGTTCCATTTGGCCGAGGGTTTTCATCCGTTCAGTCATCATCAGCATGGTTCGCATCCTCCTCTTCCGAGACTGTCACATCGTTCAGGGTTTTCAGCACAACCTCCCGTTTCATTTCGTCATACTGAACGAGCGTGCCCATCAATTCCAGCAGCATTCCGAATTCTTTTTTGGTGAATGCGCGCTGCTTCATGAGAATACCGTCTAAAAGATATACGGCGTGTTGGACAGCGTAGCGCTTGGCGCTGGAATAATAGCAGCGGTCCAGATACTTGACGATAGATTCCAGCGTACCGTCAAAGCGCTCATCCATTTCATTGCAGGTTTTGATTTTTTCCGCTTCGGCATCAGCCAGCTTTTTTCGCTGTTTTCTCTCCTCCTCCGCCTGACGCTCCGCTTCCAGTTCCTCAGCGGAAAGAAAGACCCTTTTCAGAGCGGGGATATCCGAATGATTCGGTTTTCTTTCCTGAATGGCGTCAAAAATGGGCCGCAATTCAGCCCGGTCATACAGTTCCAGGGTTTCCGGGGCGGTCAGGAAGGCTAACACCATATCGTCATACTCTGAAGGGGTGAACAGGAAAACCGATTCATCGATCCATTCATACAACCTGCGGTTTTCTTCCCGGGTAAGGAAAGCCCGCTGATAGCGGGCCTCCTTCTGGTGGCTGGAATACCCATAAATGCCCCGAGCTGCGGACGAGAAACCTTCATGGAAGGATTTGTCCTGAAAGAAGGCACGAAGCTGCCGCATATCGAACGTTGAAAAGAACGTCTGCCAGAAATCAAAGGCAGGACGGTTCTTAACGCCGGAGACCATATTCCAGACATACCGTAAGGGCGAATACTGGTATCTGGTGTCTTGCTCATCCTTGTGTTCATTGAAGAAATCCCACAAGTTCACAGCGCCGAACCGCACGCAGTCGTCAAAGATATCTTCCTCCTGGTATGAAAACTGCCGGAATGTGTCCAGATAACTGCCGCCGGTTAAAGCCTCATATTTTTGAAGCCATGCACGGAAGGTTTCCGCTGTAAGCTCCTTTTGATGCTCCAGCTGCTCCTTGAATAACTCATGGTATTTTTCCTTAGGCAGTTCCTTGGCTAATACATCCCAGCGATCATCCAGCGCGTCAAAGGGAAGGCTTTTTTCCCATTCCAGATCCCGGATCATCCAGATCATGGTCTCCGGGCATACGATATGAACCACTCTGGCCAGCGCCATGCGGATGCCAGTGTTGGCCTCATATTTGATTTCAAAGGTCTGATAGCGTTCCAGCAGCCAGGCCGCGTACTCCAGCAAAGGTTCGTCCGGCTTTTCCGCTGCGTTCATGCAGGAGAGCACAAAAGTGGCTGCCAGCTTTTCCGCCGGAATAGAATCCGGCATCACATGATAATACCGAAGCTTCCTGTCCCACACGAATAGCGAATTGAGATACAGGATTTCCAGCTTGAAATACCCTGCTTGAAGCAGCGCAGTGTGGGCAGCGTCCTTTTCACGCACATAGCCCTTGGCAAGCGCAAAAAGCGCTCGCATGAGCGCGTTGTCCTTTTTACGGCAGCCTTTGATCGCTTTGGCACAGCGTTCCAGCAGCCAGCCGAAGATACCGCCGTTGTCCGCTGCTGTCAGCGTCCTGTCTTTCCCCAACAGCGCAGTCAGAAGCGGAAGGAATTGTTCGTAATGCGGCTCGATACGTTCCAGAGAACAAAGGGAGAAGATCAGTTCTTCCGTCTGATGGTAGGTTCGGTTCAGCAATGCCTGAAGCCTCTCCTCCTTCTCTTCTCCCTCCGAAAGCAGGTACAGGGAAACGGCAATATAGATGTCATTCTTTTCTTTCTTCAGGACTGCCTTCATAAAACTGGCCCGCTGCTTGCCCACAAACATATTGGGCGTCAGGATCGGGGCTGTCCATGCCAGCGCTAAGGCCAAGGCACGGGTGTTTTCTATCGTATCGCCCAGTTTTTCTCCGTACCGTTCCAGCAGTTCTCCCACATAGCGGATGCTGTAAGGCTCAAAGAACGACGCGCTGTCCGCCTTCTCGTACCAGGGAAGTTCGGATAAAGTATCCTGAACCTGCGAGACCTGTTTGGGCGCTTCTGTAGTGGTAATCGCCAGTCGCACAGCCGCGTTGAACAATGGGATGTTAAATTGCTCCTCATAAGCGCTGCACTTTCCGGCAGCGAGACAAAGGTTAAGCTTCATAGGCACCTCCTTCGTGTTGTTTCGGCTCAATCAGGCAGACAAATGCTCCGACAGATAATCGTCTTCACTGTCGTCACAGTCCTCCAGCCTATCAATCAAGCCAGCGCATTGATCCGGCAGGTAGGAGGGAAGTTCCTTGAGCATATCGTCTACATCGCACAGGAAACCCCAGCAGGAGTCCTCCTCCTTATCATCCTTGTACAAGCGGAACCCGTAGCACTCGCCCCGGAGATACATATCGTAGCTTTTGACCTCTCCTTCCAGGAGTTCTTCCGCTTTTTTGACGGTTTCTTTGTTTACGGCTCCGTAGTTCTTTTCTATCATTTCACGGTCGGCATATATCCAGCCCACCTGCCCGGAATCCCACCTATCCCCAAAGTCGTGGGTTGACATGGTAATTCCGCTGTGGTCAAAGAGAAAAAGCGGGAGGATGACCAGGTCCTCCCGTTCTCCCAGCAGTTCCTTCAGATCGTCAATGGTCAGGGCGTTCAGCATATCATCATAGAACCAGCCATTGTCATTCAGTTGGCTCTTTGGCGCGGAGCTTTCCAGATCCCATCTTGGCTGGGAATCCCCAATGATCGTGCGAAGGCACCAATAGGTATACAATTCCCATTCGTGGGTGCGTCGATTGTATTCCAGCCTGGCCCCGCGCGCTTTGCCAGATTTCAGGAAAGAGATCAGACGTTTACCATGATCGCCTTCCGTTTTGCGATACAGATCGCGCAGAAAATCCTCTGGATCCCCATATTCATGCTTGTCGCCCAAACTGTAACGCCTATGCCAGCAAACCATTTTCCCGAAAGGCTCCCAGTCTTTCCTGGGATTGATGGGAAAGTCATCCTGCTCTACGAAAAGCGTATAGGGTGCTTCATGCGCAGCCAACATTGTTCATCATCCCCTTCAGTTAGGCGGCTGCCTGCTGCTGTTCGTCGGTGTCCAGATTCAGGATCAATCTGGCTGCCTTTTCCGCTTTGCCCGCGGCAGAAACGATCAGGCGGTTGTCGTTCTTAAGCGCCGACAGCCAGTTCTGAATATAGGCGGCGCTGTTGTGGAAGGTGGCGGGCGATTCAATGCCCAGATCGTTCATCAGGATAGCGGAACCGATCTCCGCCACCAGTTCCTCTTTGGAATAATCGCTGTCTCCAAAGAATGTGCCTTTAGTCAGGCGGTTCAGGCGCTTTTCATGGCCGGTGGAGTGGGTGCATTCGTGGAAAGCGGTGGAATAATATTCCCGGATATCGGGAAACTGTTCCCGCAACGGCAAGTGGATTTCGTCCAGTCCGGGAGAATAGTAAGCGCGATCCTGCTTTTGGTGATAGATCCGGCAGCCGGAACGCCCGCTGTATTCAGCCAACACGGCCTCGGCTTCTTTGATCGGATCGGCGAAGGTCAGCTTGGGTTCGGTATATTTGGGCTTCACATTTTCACATTGATCGATGTGAAACACATGGTAGTAACGCAGCAGGGGAACAATTTTCGTGACTTCCTTGCCGTCCTTATTCGTCTCCTTCACAGGAAGTGGTTTCCAAAAGACCACAAAGCTGGCCTTTTCTCCCTTGCGGATGCTGCCACCCGCTTCCATCGCCTGTTTGAAAGTGAGATATTCCCCAGGCTTGAACAACAGAAGCTGATTCAGCACTGAATACGGTCTGCCTGTCGAACGGCTGTAAGCGCCGGTTCGCACGCCTGTCCAGGGTTTCTTCCAGGGAATTTGGCCCTTTTTCAATTCCTCCAGGATGCGATCCGTGACGATCTGATGCACATTAGCGCCCATGCGCGATCCCTCCTTCTGTGATTGTCAGTCCGGCTTTATCGGAAGCTCCCCGATAGTGAAGGAATGATGCTCTCCGGAAGCAATGGCACGCCTCCTTTTCCACCGTCAGTTCTTCATACTCTTTTCCGCACACAGTACAGGTAAAGGGGCCGTAAGGCTTTTCCGCGTCATAGATGGCGGCTTCCAGAAATGGCTCACAGTTCTCCAGAAATTCGCCGTTCCCATCCACCACCACGTCCGCCCGGATCAGCTGATGCCCGATAAACCATGTGCTGCCGCAGCTGCATCGCATATATCTCCCGCCCTGGAATCAGATATAAAAGGTCGTCTGCGGCGTGAGCAGCCAGTAGCCAATATCCGTGGCGTTCATCACATCCCGAACGGCTAGCTCATAGTCAACCGCTGCTGTGCTCTCCATATATGATGAAATGGAATCCTCCAGCTCGCCGATCTCCTGTTCCTTCAGCCGCCGTTCCGTCAGCACCAGGATACGGGCTTCCGGCATTCCATCCATTTCGACGAAATGAAACGCCAACACAGGCAGTTCATCGTTTTCGCTGGAATGTGTCAACCGCGTAAAGGGCGGAAAAACGGAAATCTGATCGTATTCTTCCATATCGGAGTCCATAAAGCGAATGCGGTGATGATCTTCATCATCCTCGCACTCATATTGCAGCTCCAGCAGATATTCTGGGTGCTGCATAGCATATTGGGACAGCGCCTCACGGATTTCACTGTAGGCATAATCGCTTTCATGGGAAAAACCTACAATATAGGTTTCGCTCTCGTCACAGTTGCTGGCCCATTCTTCAAAACCAAGATCAATAACGCGATCCTGCAATGCTTCTTTCTCATCGGTGGGCAACCCGCTGCCGGAAGGTGCCCAGCCGAATAACTCATAGCTTGTCCGTTTCCCCATATTCATCCCTCCATCTCAAAAAATGTTTCTGATACCCACATATTAAATAGTGCATCCGCCATATTTTGATTGTTTATTTGCAGTTTTCTCTGTTTTTTGTAGCTTGCATGTAAAGTGTACTCAAAATGTACTCCCATCAATTCTTTTTTTTCAAATTTAGTGCCATTTTGTATTTATTCGCACTATATTAATCGGAAAAGCAAATTTTTCTATAAAAAAAGGAGACGACCTTTATGAATGGGCTCATTAACGCTGTTGGTTCAGTTGCATCAATATTAGGATTCTCCCTGCAGACAATTGATATTGTAAATAAAAGAATAGTATCCGCAAATCGCAAGGAAATACAGGAGATAAATAATACTTTTCAATCTCTAATATTTATAAGAAATCCAGCTAAAGCCTGGAAAGATTTGCATATGGTGTATTCTTCTTTACACACTCCATTTTTAAGACTATATGAAACTGTTTCTGACGGAAATGGTCATCAAAAGCCTGAAGATAACATTGCGCCTGGTACTTTAAAACAATTATTTCAGGAACCGACAATGATGTCAGCTTTAACAGATATAGAGCAACGTTTAGAGACGGCAACAGACACACTTAAAACCATTTCCGAAAGAAGAAAAGCTACAAAAGCTGATTATGAAGAGCTAAATAGCAAAGGAGGGATTTTCAGTGAACTGTCTTTGCATTGTCGAACAATAAATAACGCACTTGATAACGCTTTAAGCCTCCATCAAAGATTTTGCGAATTTTTTGATACAATTGAAGAGTATAATACAAAGAATTTGTGGGATGCTAAAAGCGTTCACTTTATTGTTGAAAATCGTCCACTATATGTGAATGCAGTTGACAATATGTTGACATACTCTGATGGAGCTGTAATGGCCTTATTGGATATTTATATTCGTATTGTTTCGGAAATAGAACAAAGAGTAAAGTGAGGTGCTTTATGGGTTTTAAAGATTTTAGCCTTATTCATAGACGTCTATTACATAAGGCTAAATCGCTTGTCAGCCTTAACATCGAGGATAGAAAAAAGATAATGGTTCCCGAAATAGCTAATTTTTTTAACACAGTAAGTTTTTATAATCAATATGATAGGCTTTCTCAAAATGAATATTATGAACTGGATCGCATGGTAAAAACATGGATTGATTATCTTGCCTTTCATTCAGTGATAATTCATGTACCCACTCTTCCTCTTCCAGGAGCAGAGTTTACTTTAAAGATTAGAAACAAGAGAAAAGTGCTTGAAGGACTTGTTGTAAATATTTCAGGGGAGAAGACAATAAAGGTGAAAAACGGATACTACCTTACCCATCCAAAGTATAATAAACAAATTAAAAGATCAAAAAACTATCTTGTACATGATGAAAATGAGGTTGCAAGGATTGGTGATTATGTACAAATTGTTGAATGTCGACCATTGAGTAAAAAAAAGCACTTTCGTCTTGCATCAGTATTATTATCAACAAACGTAAAGCAGGATTTTTAACCAAGGCGCAGATTCAATATTTCTTTATTTATACATTGATTATTTTCTGCTAAAATATGGAGACATGGGCTTGTGTGAACCGATGTCTCCTTGTATTGTTTTTTATCAGTCATATCGGCTGGATCATCGGAAAACAACACAATGGAGTCCTTCCAAAGAGGTTCTGTAGTGTCACTGGTTATATCAGGCGTAGAATAAACCAACACAGATAGATTTTTCAGAGTGGTCATCTGATACTCAATTTCCTTGTAGCGATTCCCATCTTCGTCGTCCTGCCAGCCATCGCTAACTTTTTCTGCCCAAGTATCTCATGAATTCGAAGCGGCTCTCTTATTTCATCATAGAATTTGAAGGTGGGCATGATCTGTTTAATCTCATCTTCGGTTCAGCCACCTTCTATAGAATACAGCTTGATCAACAGGGTAAAGCCATGACGTCCATCTGAGCTTGCTCAACCTGAACGGCATAATAAACAGGCATATTGTCCACTTCCGCCCGTTTCATATGGACAGTGCTTTCCAAATCGGCATTCAATGATCAGCAGGGGGATTGCCCTTCCGTCCACTTCATGCTGCTCCATTTTCAGCGCTTTGACTGTGGCATTCAGGTAAAAATCAAAGCCTTTTCGTTCCAGCATAAAGTGTGAAAAGGGAACGAATACCGTGCTGTTATCATTTCTCACCAGATTGATTTGCAGATCGTTGTTAGGATCGAACAGCGAGAGCAACTGTTTCACAGTCAGCAAGGCGGCACCTCCTGATTCCCAGTTTCCTTGGGCGAAATATACTGCCCATTCAAGAGTACACCGCGCTCCAGTGCGGTCATACAGAAGGGATCATGATTCTCGTCAATGAACCGGAAGATGCCCTCCGGCGTCAGACCGGCTTCGTGCATTTCTTCGATGGAGTCATAGCAGTTGTTATAGTCAACGCCGTAATCATCATAGATGCGGTAGCCCAGGGTAGGCTTTCCATCCGGGTTTCCATCGCTGTCCAGATCCTGAAAGCGGGTAAACTGTACTGAAACGATATTACTCATGGCAAAGCTCCTCTTCTTCCGGCAGAAACACGATTTCCGCCTTGACGATGACGCCGGCGTCATTGGTATAATAGAAGCAGTCGTAGCCGCCATCGCCGTATCCGCTGGAGGAGACCACACCAAAAGGCAGTACCCCGGCGCGAATGGATGAAAGCGTAATATCGCAGCAAAATAGGTACCACGGCTCGGACGGATCGTCCGCAGGGACAGGCTTCGCGTCGGGAATGACGGAGGAATCCTGATAGTGCGCGACATCAAAGAACCCGGCCTGGCCGCTGTCAACGCCAACCTCAAAGGGCGCTTTCTGCCGGGTCAGGTTCTGCGATTCATCATACGATTCATGTGCAATGGTCAGTTTGGCGACGCGCTGCCCCCATTCTCCGCAGTTATGTGTAACGATTGAGGCATTCCAGATGCCATTCGCGGCATTGGTGAGCTCTCCGCGGCACCACACATCCGGATCATAGCAGGGATCAGAAACAGCCAGCTTACCGGAAACCATTTCAAAGGAGCCCAGCTCCATCGTTTCACGGACGATCTGAGCCAGCTGCACCTGATGGGTGATGGCAGCGGATTGGTTCAGCACATCGCAGAGTTCTTTTGCGTAAGACATATAATCCTCTGCCATGATTTCGCAGACATCCTCGGAAAGCAATTCCGCATTGTCCACCAGGAGGATTTCTCCTTCCTCCTTATCCATTTCATCATACGGAATCCAGAGGATGCCTTTCCGCACGGGCATAATGAAACCACCCGCCGATTCGCCCGTGCTGATGGGATAACGCCAGATCAGCTCGTTCCCGTACTGTTCATGCTGTTTTTCACGCAGTACTGCAAGCGCTGCGTCAGTCCCGCCGCCGTTCCGAATCATTTCGATCAGTTCATCTTTGGTGAGCAATTCTTCCGGGTTGAGCGAAAGATTCATATACTTCCAGGTTTTCTCCATGCGCATCCTCCTTACGCCGCCTGTTCATTGATTTCCGAAAGATATTCCATGTACTCTTTTTCCGTGGAAAAGAGCATATGCCTGCCGTCGGGCAGAAAGCCGATATACCCCTGATTCGTCAGATACCCATGGGGACGGAACATGGAATCACCCCTTTTACTCTTCACATCGGGTCATCCATTTGTCGTTATGGAGAAGCTCCGCCGCTTTTTTGCAGGCGGCGGTTTGGAGATCAATGTACATGATGTCTTTAGCGGTAATGATCGTTGCTCCGCCGCCCACATAGCGCAGTTTTTCATGTCCTGCTTCAAAAATGATAATGGCGTCATCCTCAGCTACATGCTGCTGAAGGCCATCAGTGAAGGCGTCAAAATTATTTTCCGTTTCCCCGGTGTCTTCACCATTATCATCCAACACAGGAACAAGAATCCCGGCAATGCAGCCATAAAGGCCGAAACCGAAGAGAGTATTCCCATGATCGTCCTTTTCATCGTCCCACAGGTCGATGCCATCCTCATCACCAACCGCTTTAGACATGAAATCCCGGAAAGCGGCTTCATCCTTTACATGGAAATAGTTCGTGCGGGTGATACCATAGTAATTTGCCATGCTCATTCCTCCCCGTCGTTTGATCTCAGCGGCACGCCGGGATTGTAGGCTTGAATGCTTTCCGGGTCATAGCAGGTCAGATCAAAGGAACCATATACATATTCCGAATCGGTTGGAAGAGGGATGTGATCGGAGGTTTCTTGAAAAATATCCATCGCGTCGTCAATGGAGTCGGCCTCCACTTCCACAAAGCCGCATACTTCCCAGGAAACGGGCAGCTTGATTATCATTACTTCACCTCCCTTGCGTGAAAGCTTTTTATTCTTCCAACTGCGCATTAGTGGGATGCCAGTCTTCATCCCAGGAAACATCGTCCACCTTCAAGGTTTCGTCCGCAATCCGCATCGCCTCATCCGCAGAGACCGCTTTGATCTCCGCATATCCGCTGTGGGAGAAGAACACGCCATAGTTCCGAAGGACGGTAAAAGTGCCATCGCCATTTTCCTGGAGCTCATACTTTTTGTCTCGGACCATCACATACTGATCTACCAGGATGTCCAGCGATTCCAGTACGCTTTCCGGCAGATCAGCCTGCTGAATATCGCTGATGATGCCGGTTTCTTCGTCAAAAAGGGCGGTGGTCGGAATTGCCATGCCATTGTCCCAAACGGAAACATAGGTCACCGGGATCTGCCTGCTCACCGCATCGCCTCCTCTGTCATATAAGCGTAAATATAGAAATCATAGTTACCGGGAGCGGGCATACAGCGGATACAGAAAAGATAAGAGGATTTAGACACCGTATAACCCATGGTTCCTTTATCACTGCACGCCAAGACCAGGCCGGGATACGCTTGAAGATAGCGCGCCATCTCCCTGCGGTTTTTGAGTAAATCCTGCCGGAGAAAGCCTACCAATTCGTTGAAATCCTGCCGGAAACCAGTCGTTTTCTTATGCTCTGTCGCGTGAGGCCACCAGGATGTCCAGAATTCGTTACCGCCATGGCCAAAGTCACCGCGAAGGTGGCCGATGCAGTTTTCTTCCTGACTGCTGTCGGAATAAAACAATTCTTCCTGGCCCGGCAGGGCAGCTTTCACATGATAATCCGTATTCATACCGCGTCCCCCTTTACTTCCTTATCGCTGGAGGAAAGCAGCGTACCATTCGGATCAAACTGGAGAACCTTATACCGCTGATTTCCTGATTCCACATGCAGACGAAAGCCCGTGCTGTTCTTGGATACGGCAACCCTGCGGCCTTCATCATCCACGCCGATGTACAGGCCGGGTTTCATGGCCAGCAGCTTCTGGATGCTTTTGATTTCCACGGCTTGCCTCCTCAGTAAACGACGTGCATATCTCCCCAGGCAGCGCGTTCCTCCGCATCCTCGGTTGTGGCGTTTTCATCCGGAGAATCCACGTCATAATCCGCGATATACACGGTGGCATAGGGATTGGTAGAGCGTACCTCCTGTACCATACCGCCTCGTACCGTGATGACGATATCCGGCGCAGCGCGTTTCAGCGCTTGGCGGTTCAGGTAGCGGTTGGCCGTCATCGTCTCCCGATAGGGTGCAAGCTGGCCCCTGCGCAGCGTTTGAATGTTGAGCACATACAGACTCCCCGCCAGCCCATGAAGCAGGTTTTCCCGTTTGACCATCAGTGTGTCACGAATACATTCACGAGATAACAGGATCGGCTTTTGATTCATGTTCGTACCTCCTGTTGCTGAAATAAGGAAGCATCCAGATCAAGCACAAAGCAGATGGCTTCTGCCACCGTTTCGCATTCGTCTGCTTCGATGCCATTATCCTCCAGGACTTTCATAAGCCTTCGGGCATGTTCTTGATTGATAGGGCGTACCGGCATCGTTTCCCGCTCGAAATCACCCGGCTGCACCATCGTCTCTTTCGTCAGCCTTGCATACATCCGGCGGATGCGGTCCCGCACAGCTTTGTGCTGCGCGATTTCCTTGCTGAGCAGGTTTCGGAAAAAAGTGAAATAGCTTTCATCCGCGGTTCCCACTGGATGTTTCAGAAAGCGTGCGGTTTGGCCGAGCCGATACTTGCTTATTTCATAAGCGGTCAATTGTTGGAGAAAGGATTCCAACACGAAGAGCCGTTCGGTCAGCTTAGCCTTCGTTGCACGGGTCGTGACAACGCCGTTTTCATCCTTCCATGTCAGGAGATTGTACATGCTCGTCCTCCTCTATCAGAAAGTCTTCCAGCCCCATGTTTTCACGGATATACTCATAGATGCGGTAATCAGGGCCGAACTCCGCGTTCCATTCATCCGAAAAGAACCGATCCAGATACCGCTGCATCCCTTTCTGAGAACGGCGGCTTAGTGCCCGGATTTTGAAGACCAACTCGTCGCCGCCATCGTTGTACCAAGGCGGAGAATAGATTTCCGCGCTTCCCTCCACATACCGAACGCGCATATTGCTGGGGAGTTGTTTCAGCAGTTCTTTCAGTTCGATCACTGCCCGGTCACGTATGAGATCAGCATATTTCTTTACATCGAACCGCTGCCAGAGCTGCTCCCGCTCCGCGTTCATTTCAGTATCCTCGTCCGTTTCCAGCGTAAACTCAGGAGAAAGCAGGGAGTTATACATGTTGACGTCGATGACGCCCCATATCTCATAGGTTCGCATGGTACTTACCTGTCAAAGTCAATACCGGTGATGGCACAGTCGTCCGCATCGGGCAGGAAAATCCAGGTATCGCCGTTCCGGGCGTCCTCCCTGTCCAGCAGAGCGTTCACTTCCTCGCTGGAATCGCACCGATCCCACCGGTCATTACCATGCGCGTCGATCCAGATCACCGTGTACATATGACCCCTCCTTTCGCTGCGGGGATGCCGAAGCAGAGCCCTGCAGCAATGTATTCATCAGGCATTGACTGCGCGGTACAGGTTCATATAACCGTTCCGCCCGCGTTCCTTCAGCAGATGAAGGTCGTCCATCACATCACGGCCACCCAGGGAAAAACCCTCAAACATGATCTTCTGCTTGAGCGTGTAGAACGCGCCGGATTCCACGAACCGGCGGGCAAACAGGTCATTGGAGTGAATCTTCGGATCCAGCTTGCAGAAATCAAATCCCTCCAGCAAATCGGAAAGCTGCTTATAGGAATGGGTATTCTGCACAGCGCTGATAAACTTATCAAAACGGTACTTCATGGGACGGATATGATCAGCCCGAATTATACCGATGCCTTTGATGAACACGCACATTTCCTCTCTCCTCTGCAGCGGCCTGCGATTCCTGTATACATTGGTTTCCGCCGTGGTCAGCACATTTTTGACCGTCATGCAGTAATCGCAGAAGATATTCTGCATATCGTGCAGGGTAAAGAATTGGCTGCGTTCCTGGAAGGCTTCCGGGTCACGGCGCTGAAGCATAGCCAGCTTCGCGCACTCTTCCTTCAGGAAGCGCACGACATAGTTCCAGTTGTACTGCTCCCGCATATAATTGTGGATGCCGTTATACCCGGCTGCCCGGATGTTCCGCTGGAACTGGGCGGGAAGGAAGCGGCGGTGGATATAGGGATTGAACACGTGGCCGTCGTTCATGACCTGCATATAGAAGCGGGAGTTTTTCCCGAAATAGCCATCAAAGGCCATGCTCATGGGAACGGTGCGCAATTCGCCGGTGTCCTTGTCCTTGATCTGGATCACCACCTCCGCGCCGTCGGGGATGCTTTCCTTGTCGATGCGCATGGACAGATACCGGTCAGAGTCGATGCCGTTCTTTCGAAGAATGTACTGGTGTTTCTTGCTCATGGGTGTTCCTCCTCATTGTCTCATTTGTTTGACTGGAATACTTCTGTTTTCACGCTGCTGTCGGTCTGCCACCGGCATGATCGCTCCTACATACCGCATCCTCCTCCTTTCCCATGATCCATTCCCGGTACACGATGCAGTCGGGATCATTCGCGCTTTGCCAGAAGAAATGCTCGGGCACATGCCACGGGATCAGCCCCGCAGCGGAAGCCAGAAGGATAAAGCCCTCCAATTCCAGTCGCGCCTGGGGACGGGGCATGTTATCCGTCAACTCCTGCATGGTCAACGAATCGCTGGAAAGCGCTTTGAAATATCCTTTGTTCAGCCGGACATGGCGATTGGGTACGGAATGCTTGAACTGAGCATAGAGCCTTTCGATCTCCGCGTATGGATCGCCGGAAAAGTCGATGAGACCATTCAGCTCCAGCTTTTCGCCGTTTTCCAAATAGACGGCAGGCCGGACGATGATTCCATTTTGGAGAATCAAGCGTTTCCTGCTTCGGATGCTCCTGCTTTTCAGGTCAAGCATAATATCTTCTGTCTTTCCTCCGCCCACGACGGCAGAATAGGTTTGCGAAGCGTGTACCAGAAACTCATATACAGTCATGGCGATACCTCCTTTGAAACAGCCATCCCGATTGGCACATAACTGCAACCGCTTTACGATGTAGGCAGCCAATCCGGCCGACGGCGAGGCGCCTGGAATGAAGGTGTCCGGAATGGAAAGGCGCCTGCCGACGGCCGGAGCGGCTGCCGAACTGAAGAAATGGGATCGGCTGTCAAAATCGTCTGTGCAAACGTGTATCTGATATATCCACCTGCCTGCACGGTACAGAACTGCATCTCTTTACGATGTTGCGAGCTTGATGGAGCCTGTATGACGGAAAATGGTGACTGGGATGCCCGTCATCCCAGTCGCTCGATGCCGGCATACAGGCGTCGGTCAGCAGGAGGCGCTTGCGCCTCCGAATGCCGCATAAAGCTCGAAACTGGGGAAAAGCCATCTGTACGGATGGGATGCTGCCGCCGTTTCCGCCTTGCACGTTTCTTCAGAGGTTTACGATGTAGCCTGCCTTCTGAGCGCGCGATACTGGGAGGTGCTCCAGACTATAAGAAGGTTTCCTTCGCGATGGCCTGGGCACCTCCTCATGTGACGCGCGCTTCAGAAGGCAGGATGCCTGATGGCGCGGACATGGCGGCATTCTCCTGTGCCGGAGAAAAAAAGAACAGCAACGCCGGGCCCTCTGTTCGCGTTTTCTTCACAGTTTTACGATGCGGGCAGTGTGAATCGGAGCAAAGCTCAGTGTGTGACGCGGCCTCCGCAGAGCGCACTGAGCAGAAGCGAATGACTCGCACTGACATGCTGAAAAAAGGGCATAGCGTCGCATACGCACGCGCCTGCGCTATATAATGAAGCAATTTTTCCGCTGTTTGGCGCATGACTGCAAGGGTTTACGATATTACTCTTCTGCAGTACGTCGTTGCTTCATGGGGTTCGAGCTGTAAGAGAGGTCTCCGAGCGGCAGCTCGAAACCCTGAAGAAGACGACGTACTGCAGAAGAGCTCATTGAAAATCAGCGGCTCCATTGCTGCTCCTGCGCTGGAGTGATTCTGGCAATACGCATCCGCCTTGCGCATAACTGAAAGTGTTTACGATGTTCTGAATTCGGATGACATCGCCGCGAATGTGCCCAGAACCAAAGGGAGGCTTCCGATCAGGTTCTGGGCACCAGAGCTGGCGATGTCGATCGGAATTTCAGAAGCTGATGTTTGCGGATATTGCATTGCCGCCCTGCGCCGGGCGATTTCCGCACCGTTTCCGCTTTGTACATTTCTTCATGGGTTTACGATGTAAAGCCGGTCTGCGCGATCCACTGCCTCAGCGGATCGAAAGCCGGCTGTGTGAAGGATACGGACATGATGCGGCATTCCTGTACCGGATGCATAAAACAGCAGCGGTTCCTTTTGCGCAATGCTTCAGAAGCTTTACGATAGAAGAATGAGCTCCGGATCCTGAAAGAGAGACCGGAGGAAACGTCGCGTTGACGACGTGTCGAACGACAAGGATCCGGAGCTCGTGCATGATTGGTGTACGGACGTACCGCTGTTTCCCTGCGCCGGGATAACTGGCGTTACCTTCTTCATTTATTAGAGCAGCTTCCAAGCCGGGCCATTACTTCATGACTTTAGGATCAAGGGATACCTCCTCAGGAGGGGCATCTCATCCGCTTCGAGATGAGATGGGCCTCAGGAGGCGGTATCTCGCGGTGATTGTGCCTGTCTGCTGCTCAAAGCGCTGGCAGCGCCATAAAAGGGAGTGATCAGGATTCAGGGATGGGTCTTGACTGTACGGCTTTACGATGATCGGTCTTCTGGGCACGTTGGCCATGCAGCGCTTCGCGGAATTGGCCTGCGTGATGAAGAAGACGGATTTGAGGTTTAACCCTGCCGTCCTGATCGGCCAGACTGATTTTGCACGTCACTTCATGCGCACTGCATCCTCACCTCATTTCTGTATAGGGATTTGGAGATTTTGTAGAGCTTGTACAGATGCACCATGCTGATATATCCGCACCGCCGCAGCATATCATTGGGCACCTTCTGGTAGTTCCCATAGGAATTCCACTTTCCGGTGTACAGGTGCCGCAGATGATCTTTGATGTAGAAATCCAGCATACGCACATTCTCCAGAACATTGACCGTACCGAACATATACTCCGCCCAGCCAAATTCCCGGTCGTTGAGCAAATAGGCCATATACAGATCATGGTTGATCTGTCGGATCGCTTTCCGCAGAACGGCTTCACTTTTCAAGGGCTGGCCTTTCCTGGTTTTGGTCAGGCTGCGGATGCTCTTTTTCAGCCGGTCGATCGTATCTTTGGAAAAGGTGATCTCCGCGCCACGGATTTTGAAGCCCAGAAAGGTGAACGCGGTATCCGCGTCAATGTCCGTCACCTTTTTGGGGTTGATGGTCAGCCCTTTCTCCGCCAGCTTTGAGAAGAGGATGGCTTCAGCTTTCTCCACGTCGCTGCCCAGGATCAGAATGTCATCGGAATACCGGTAATAGAGAACGTCCAGCTTGCTGATGGCTTCATCCACATCACGGAGCAGGTAATTCGCTAGGAAGGGACTGACAGCAAAGCCCTGGGCGATGCCTTTATAAACATGCTGCAATTCGCCATTCTCATCAATCACCTGATCGTCATGCAGGTATTCCCACACGACCCGGTCAATGCAGGAACCGGAGTCCAGTTCCCGCAATCCCTGATCCCGTGTTTCCTCGCTGATTTCATCGAAATAGTGGTGAATATCGTACTTCCGGCCTTTCATGCCGGGATGGGAAGCGAGAAAGGCGGATATTTCCCGCACTATCTTTCCCACGCCGATACCGTGCTGATAGGAAACACAGCAGGGATGAATCCGGTCATGGTACATCCGCTCATATACCTTGCCAATCTGTGCGCAGATGAAGCGATCCATGGCTTCGTTGCAGTACACTTTCCGCATTTCCGTGGAATCCCGCTTGGGAATCTGAATGATGTGCGGCGGGGCGATATGGTATTGTCCCGCAAGCATTTGCTTGGCCAGAGTGATGCGGTGTTCCGGCTGCGTGAACCAGCGGATTTCCGCCAGGTCGATGCCCTTATCCACGCAGGCGTTGACCGTCCGCTGAAGCATTTCCTTGTCGAAGAACAGGTTCAGCTTATCGTCAAAAAAATCCACGGTTCACGCCCTCCTTTGTTATGCGGCCAAATCCCTGACCGTCTTTTTGCTGCCGGGATACATATCCCGCTCCACACCCAGGTTAAAGGGCGGAAACTTCATTTCCGCCAGCTCCGAAAGCCGGAAATAGCCCCACTCCCATTCATCGCCCAGGGTCACCTTGCCGAAGAACTCCCAATCGCCGTCCTCTTGCTTTTCGCCTTCCGTCACCAACCAGGTGCAGGCGCCGCCGCCGAAGAACTTGACCAGTACTTCCGCATCATCCAGTTTTCCTTCCTGGGAACCGAAAGGGTGCTTTTTCAGCTTTTTGATGATTTCCGCTGTGAGCAGTTTCATACCTCGCATGGGCGAGATGGGCTTTTCCAGTTCTTCCAGCTTTTTCACCTTGGGAAGCTGCGCCGGTACGGGGCGCTTCTTCACACCGGGGAAGTATTCCGCAGGTTCGTCATACAGCACGCCATATTCGTTACGGCACCAGGCCAGTATGGCGCTGCCCATATTAGCCGCTAGGGTCGCTGCGATCTCCTGCTGCTTGTCGGACTGTCGGTTCACTTCCAGTACGCACTGCTTCACGCCGGAACCCAGTAGACAGCAGACGCTGCTGCCAATATCCAGCGCGCCGCGCTGCTCCACATTTGCGGAAATATAGTATCCGCGGAGTTCCGTTTTTCCGGTGAAGTAGTTGATTCCGCCCAGGGAATAGTACAGGGACAGCGTGATGTGAGTGGGATTGCTCACACAGCCCGAAGGATTTTTGGCCATGCCTTTATCTCTGCCGGTGATGGGGATGTGCTGTTCGATACGCTTGCTCATGGATGTACCTCTTCCAATCTTGTCGAGGTTATGCTGACTTCTTTAGCAGGAATCCGCCTATGCAACGCCCAGGCGGATTCCGGCAGCTCTGTAAGTCGTTTTCCTGTTTTTCCGCATGGCCTGATCCGCACAGTTGCCTACTTCCAGTTCATTGATCCTGCCGCTGCTGCCGAACACTCGAACCTTGCGAACATCCTCCACATATTCAGCACTGCACAGCATGTAGTGAGCGCCATCCGTGGATACCATGTCCACATTGACACCGGCCCAGCCGCAATCTTCCCCACCAGGCTCCACATAACCGCTCAGCATAGCAACGATGCGTGAGCCGTCGGGCAAGCCAATTTCGAGCTTGACCGCATTTTGTTTTTCCTGAACATCATGATTCCGCACCTCCAGAATGCTGAATTGTGTTTCACGGACGGTCAGTCGTCCTCATCGTCATTCTCGATTTCCAGCGTGCAAAACGGGATTACATCCCAGTTCTGGTTATCGCCCAGCTTTTTCAGGATTTCCGCCTGCTTTTCAGGCGTCAGGTCATCCCAGTAAAACGAGATTTCCATGCCGATCCCCCTTTCAGGTATGAACGCTGTAGTACAGCTTGGAATATTCCCGGTTTCCCACACGGGCGCTTCCCTCATGCAGGATCAGTCCGCCATTGCCGGGAAAGCCGCTGGATGTGCAGAAATAGAAGGAATATCTGCTGTCCGGGTACAAGGACACCGTATCGCCCCGCCATTGAAAGCAGTCCCGCATGGCTTTGCAGAAAGCCCGCTTTTTCCATTTGTCCTTCAAAATTTCCCGAATGACTTTGACCACGCGTTCGGAAAGAATACGCGCTTGGCTGCTGTCTGGCCGGTAGACGGTATGAAGCGGTTTCCCCGTAACCAGAACGGAAATGAGCTTTTCCGCGGACAGTTCCAGGTGCTGCCGAATGCCCTTGAGCGTCCCATTTCCGTACTCAGACAGCCAGTCAAAGGTGAAGTACAGAATGCCCTTGTGATTCCAAATGTAGATATGATTTCCGCAATCCATATCACAAAGGTTGTACACCTTCTCCTCCACCAGTTCCCGAACCTTGTCCACTTGAATCAGGAAGCGTCCATGGCTTCCCCATTCCGGGGAAAAGGTGGCGAAGGACAGGTAATTCCCGTCTGTTTCCACCTTCACCAGGATGTGCTTGCGGATGCCGTCCCGGAGATCGTCATATTTCCGGTTTCCGCCTTTGCAACCCATCCGCGTTCCCTCCCTTCAAAAACCCTCTATATACAAGATACAAGAGATGCAGTTTTCGCCGTTTTTTGCATGGCGGAAAAAATTGTCTTACACTGTGTAGACTTGCAGCTTCCGGTTGCCCTGATCCACGATACGGAAGATTTCCGAACCGTCAGGCAGAATAACCTGGTACTGGTTGGTATGAGCGTGCTGAATCTGGATGGTGATGCCGAAAATACGGATTTCCCTTTTTCCGTTGAGATAGGCCTGAATTGCCCGGTTGCGAACCGTGATGAGCATACGCTGTGCCATGTGTGTTCTCCTTCCCAATTTGCAGATTTTCCGCAATACTAAATAATATACTTAGTATTACTAAACATTTGGGTAAATAAAAAAGACAGCGCAATTTTCCGCCATAGATTCATTCCTGAACCACTTCGGAAATTCCGCTATCAATTAAATGTACCCACTCGTGCCCGCAGAGATATAGGGATATCCCGTATGGATTCCAGCATATCTCCACGTTCGACATTGCCCAATGAATCGTGAAGGCAAAGCCGCAGAAGGCCGCAATACATACGGCCAGAAGGATCGCGATAGCCCGCTTCATGATGATACCTCCTTTCCTTTTTCGATGGGGATACCGCGACACCTGCGGACGCAGGTGTTTCGTCTTAATTTGCAAAGACTCGTCAGGCGGTTTGAAAAGCGGCGGTTCCACAGTATAGCAGAACCGCCGCAGGACAGAGGGGCAGGGAATCAGGCGGCCTTCGCTTCTTTAGCGGCAGCGGCGGCGCGGAGGGCTTCCAGTTCAGCCAGCAGGGCGGCGTTCTTTTCTTCCAGTTCAGCCTTGGTGGGGCCCTTGGCCTTGGTGGTCTGCTTCACATCGGCGGGGTTCTTGCCGGCGTTGGAGTGTACGGGAGCCGCAGCCACATCCTGCCAGCCGCCCTTCACGAAAGCCCGGAAGGTAGAGATGGACTTCACCTTCTTGGCCTGCTCGCCCTTGTCCTTACCGAAGGCGGTCATCTTGACGGTCAGCAGGTTGGCCAGGTTGTCCACGGTCAGGGTGAAGCCATAGGCGGACATGAGCGGGGACAGGGCTTCCATGGTTTCGGAGATAGACTTCTGGCCTTCAATGAAAGCGACATAGGCCAGGTAGGCATCATAGGACTTCTGCTTGAACTCCTGGGCGGACATGGTGCTGGTATTGTTGTTCGCGGTGCTGGTGGTGGTAGTGTTCTTCATAGTGGTATCCTCCTTTTTGTTGCTGGTGGTGGTGTTGGTGGTGACAGCGGTGTTCTCCATGGTGGTGGTGTTGCCGGTGTTCTTCTTGGACATAGTGATACCCCTTTCTTTTTTTGTTCCTGTGTGTTGTCTGTTTCGGCGTCATGCCATCGTCAGCCCACGGACTTTTACCGTGGGGACAGACAGCCCGCGCCCTTTGTACGACGCGGGCAAGTCTACACACAAAACAGACAAGCGGAGACTGATTCCTAAATCCAAACAGAGATAGGCTGATTCCGTCACCAATCGCAGGACATAAAGGCACTCGCATTGACATAATTCCCACCAAGCTATAAGCCCAGCTTTTCCGCGGCATTCTCCAGCCCATCCAAACAGATGGGTAGCCCTGGGCCCTGCCGCAAGCCAAGAATACAGCCGCCATGCAACCTATGTCGAACCTGAAAAGATTCCTGCACGCCGTGCCGCTTGCCCGCCTTGTGCTATTCGCTTTTTTCCCTGTGCCCACAAAACTGGCCTTTTTTCGCGCTTTCCCGCTTATTCGCCGCCTATGGGAATCACAGTGCAGACTATAAGGCGTCACCCGTCAAGCCTCCCACTTGACGCGCCATGATTGGCCCATGTTGCCCAAACAGTTGACCATGTTTGCAGGTGTCACAATCAGCCGTGACCGCTTTCCCAGGCATCACCCCTTTCGAGCTTGTCACCGTCCAGCGGGGGATTTTCGCCCGCCACCTTTCAGCACCGCCAGTATAAGCCCCGTTTTTTTCGCCGCCCCGTCCATTTTGCCGCCGGGGTGATTCGCGTTTTTTCGCGGTCTTTAGAAACAAAATAATTTTCGGCCATTTTTCAAAATGTGAAATATGCACAAAGATTTTTAAAAAACTTTAGCCTTTTTTCCGAGTTGACAGGATTTTTTGACGCAAAATTCTTTCAATCTATGCGCAAAAGCGAAAAAATGGCCCTATTCTCCCCGCCAGACGGGGCAGGAATGGGGCAAATTTTCACCCCGTCCGGGGCCAGGAAAGCGGGGCAAAAATGGCGGGGATGGATACCAGGACAACACAAGCAGGCGGAAATCGTCCCGCCGTGCAGCGAATAGAGGCCCAGGAAAAGCGCACAAAAAAGCCCCGTCCGGGTCCAGGATGAACCGGGGAAAAGCCCCGGAAAAATGGCGTCATAATGCTATATTATGTCCCGTTTACGTCCGAAAACGAACCGCGGCCAGAAAAACCCCTGTCCCTGTCATATGACATCCTGAATTTCAGTTTCTACTATTATATATAGCTCTTTGCGTTTCCTTGCGGAAGAGCCATCCCACCATATCTAACACTGAATTGTTCTGTACGCTTCAGTTTCTGAAGGTAATTTACATATTAAACTTGTTCAGATATGTTCAGAATTCAATACGGGTCAAAAAATAAAAGAAATTGATTATTGCAAATAATACGAGACCATATCGAGAAATCATTGTGAGATCAAAAATACTTGTGCTGAAAGCAGATAATTCGTCTTCGAGAGTTCCATTTTTCTCGTTATATTTTCCGCTTTTTCGATTCATGTTTTTTGTTGTCTCTACTTATGTTTGACGAACATGAATGATAAGGAGTTTCAAATTGTACTATTACTTATATGTCTTATGGTAAAATAAGGCCTTTTTCTCTGCGGCTAAATGCATGCGGTGCAAAATAGTTTCTGTATATGCACCAGGTGCAAAAAGGACACGTTTTTACAATTTATAATTACATTGAAGTTTCGAGAAGGGAGAAAACGATGCGTCGCAGATCAAAATGTGGCGATTGCAACATTGTTGGCGATCGCATCAGTCAAATTAGAAAGGCAAAAGGCATTGGACAAGGTGAACTTATTATCAAAATTCAACTGTTAAATGCAGATATCTCTCAATCCAAATTGTCAAGAATTGAAGGCAGACAAATTGCTGTTTCAGATTCAGATTTGTTTATCATTGCTCAAGCATTACAAGTGAATATCTCAGATCTTTTTCCTCCTCTTCCGTATCAATCTATTTAATAGCCAACTTATTATAATTCTTGATAGTATACTCGTTAACTACAATTTGAAAGATTATTATTCACTTGATAATACCTGTCTATAGTTTATAATGGATGTGGCTCTAAACAGAGTTTCAACCCCCAATCGTGCATGCAGGTATTAACATTGAGAACACATTTGGAGGGCTAAAAAGAATGATAGTAATTCCGGCAGTTATTATGGCTATTAACTCTGAAGAAGATCGGTCATACATGACTGACATATATATCAAATACCACACTTTAATGCTAAAGGTGGCCTGGTCATTCACCAGAGTAAAAGCAGAAGTAGAAGATATTGTTTCAGATAGCTGCGTTTCCATGATTGATAATTTACAAAAATTACGCACCATGGAAGACCACGAAATGCGCTCGTATATCGTCAATATTGTTAGGAACACCGCAATTAACCATTGGAGAAAAAAGCAACGGGAAAATGCAAGGTTCCAGCATATTGATAACGAGGTGATGGAACAAATGCCTGAAAAAGAAACAACGGAGGGAAAAATCGCATTCGATGCTGAAATAGACACCGTAAGACAGGCAATTCATCACTTGCCCGAAAAAGAAAGAGAGATATTACATCTCAAATACTTTGAGGGGCAGTCCGATAAAGAAATCGCCGAAATTGTCGGCTTGGCTGAAAGCAGCGTTCGCAAGTATATTGAACGTGCAAGAAAGCATCTTAAAGTGACCATCTACGAAGGAGCATAGCAATGAGCCAGCAATCAGATAGGAGAACATTGCAGGATCGGCACCTGGATATGATGATCCAATTAGCATTTATGAAGGAAGAAGAAGAGGAAATTCAGAAGATCCTTGATACACCAGATCCAACACTGTCACCCGAGGAAGAGGAAGAAGCCAAGCGGATATTCCAGGTGGCTATTGATAAGTCAGAGAAGAAAGAACGTAGAAAGAAGATCATCCAGTTTTCTTCTGCTGCGAAAAAGGTAGTGCCCAAATTCGTTCAAGTTGCGGCCAGCATCATATTGATTGCAGGAATCGCTACGCCGATTGCATTAGCAAATTCTGCCTATTTTCGTTCAAGAGTGATGCAATTACTGGCGGAGATAGACAATGAAAATCAAGAAGCCCATTTCTCATTTGAGGAAGATGCTGAATCTTCATTTTCTGTTCCAGAAGTATGGACCGGAATGTATTACCCATCATATATTCCAAGTGACTTTGAAGTTATAGATTATGTTGACTTATTTCATAGTATCGAACTGGCGGCAGATGATAATAAAACAATTCTGTTCTCTGAACTGGATGAAGAAACAACTGAAATGCGAGGAACAGAAAACGCTGTCATCAGTACGACAGTTATTCGTGGTGCAGAAGCTACTATTATTGATGGATATCATAACAACATCCATAACGTGACAATCGTCTGGGCATTAGATAACAACTGGTTTGACCTTGTAACTTATGGAATTGAAACAGGCGAAGCTATACGAATTGCAGAATCAGTTAGGATGATAAAAAAATAATTTGAAAAATGTGTCACAAAAGTGCCTGCTGATTTGTGTATATATGTGGAACACAAATTAAGGAGGTTTTCTCATGAAAAAAATCTTGGCTTTACTTGTAACTGTAACCCTCTTGGCGACCATCACAATGTCATCGTCCGTTGCAGATGCATACTCTGTCAACGCATACTCAGGCGGTGGATTCCAGGTCAAAATACTAATAAATGGGAGTTCTATCCAGGGAAGCGTGAGAGTCAACTTAACCCCTGGTGATAAGGCCACCATTACTTTGAAACTGCAGAAACAGAATTCAAACGGAGGATGGACAACCGTCAGGACCGAAGCTCTTGTATTTGAAAGAAGTTCATATTCAACAATTGATATTCCAGCATCTTCAGGGAAATATCGTATGTCTGCCATTATCAATGTGAGTGATGAGAATGGGAAATCGTTAGAATCCACTACTAAATACACGGGCACTATCACATACTGATATGAATGATGAAGTGAATAGATTAATAATAAATATATTCTCCAACTTTCATCCGCTAATGGTCAGCGCTGCATATCGCTATGTTCGGAATTCACAGGACGCCGAAGATGTTGCTAGCGATTGTTGGCTTTCAATTATCAGGCACATGGACACATTACAAAAATTGGAGGACTATGCTATCAAAGCATATATTATGCGATGTGTTCATAATTGCTCCATAGACTACATACGTCGCCAAAAAAGATATTCATGTTACGAACACCAAAATGAGATGAGATCCTTATATCTATCACAAATTGGCGATGAATATGATTGGAACAGCCCGGGAATTGACAGTTCAATCATAATGTTGGGTCTCTCTTTCTTGCCGCCGCGAGAAGCACAAGTCCTAAAGCTGAAATTTGAGATGCATTCAACAAACAGCATTGCGACAATAATGAATATTGCTCCAGGTACTGTTCGCAAGTATTGGTTTAAGGCAAAAAGGCGTATTCGTGTTCTGCTTGATTCGCAAGCCGACAGCTAACCAATACAAAATACAACAGATGTGCCATGGCTCGACGATAGCAGGCTATGCGGGATCATGGGAGCGGCAGAAGTATGGATAAGTATTTCTGCTGTTCTCTATTTTTTACTGCCAAAAAGAGGATCTTTTCAAAAGAATTTAAAAAAGCATCATCTATCCATTAAGCTGCAAAGGTTAAGGAGTAAATTATGACGGAACAAAACATTATTCAACTTTTCCAGCAGAAGCGGCAATGTGAAGCGGAGTTATCCATTATTCGTGACTGTTCTGATGAACTCCATGACGCTGCATCCGCAGAGCAGGCCATGCACTTTTCCTTGCTGAAACGGCGAATGGCGCTTGTTGACCATTGGCTGAATTATTTATCACCGGAGGAGAGAAATGTCGTTCAACTTCATCTGATCCAGAACAAGCCGTGGTCATATATCGCCAATCAGATTGACATGGAATCCAATAGCACGATCCCCTGTGATGAAAGGACGTTGCAACGCCAGCAGGCTAGAGCTATTCAAAATATTAGCGCTCTTATGAACAAATCGTTTGGAAGCAGTTTGGATTTCCTAGTAGAAAATGAGAAGTCTGCAAATTGACACCTCTTTGTCGTGGAATGAGCGATCTATTGTCATGCCTTTGCCGTTCTCAATTCAATGCTGGTTCAGCTATAATGATTGCGTAATCAATCCCAACACCATCGGAGAGGAGGAAAGAGAGAAAGATGCTTGGGAAATACGAAAAACAAGCGAGAAAAAAAGTCCCTGTAAAACGAGCTTGGCCGCTGCCATCTTCAAAAAGATGGTTGTTCTACAAGGACAATGATAGTATAACACAGTTCATTCCATGTGTAAAGCTCTATCGTTTTCTCGCCCGCTGCTACCAGGATAATAAAGAACGGAGGGAAATGATGGAAGGATTAGTTCGTGCGGCATTGCACCAATACAATGCCTATGTTTCAGAAACAGAGCTTTTTGAAAAATGGCTCGCATATAAGAAAAATGATGATATGCGGGATGCATTGGCAATCGACCAAATGAAAATCACCACCATTCAAAGCTGGCTGAAGCTACTCAACGCAGATGAAGCATTTGTTATCCAAAAGCATCTGATAGATGAATTAGAATGGCCTCGTGTCGAGTTTGTGTTTGAAGAGCGATGGAAAGGGATGTTTACACGAAGTCAGCGCACATTGGTAAAATATCAGGCTACGGCTCTGAAAAAGATCGTCTATTTCTGTGAAAGCCATCGGGATTTGATTCTTTCGCTCTTTGGCGATCTGGAACCGCTACCGCCTGAAGATGATAACGATTGACAATTCTTCTTGTCTGCCACCCCAATTCAAAGGGTGGTTTTTTTATTCGTTTGCTATTGAAATTGCTTGAAATCTTCTCGGAAACTGCTCAACCTCTTCAATTTTCAAACTGCTGGATATGCCTTATACTATAACTGCGCTGAGGGAATGAAACCCACGGCAGCAAAACGAAGAAAGTGGTGATTCCATTGATCTGATCCACGGCGTGGATGATTCTGTAAAACGAGCTTGGCCGCTGCCATCCTCAAAGAGATGGGGATGGATGTTCTACAAGGAATCATAGCACGCAACAGCACAGAATGAAAAAAGTGCTTTCATCAGTATAACCCCAAATTACAAAACTTCAAAATCAAAAAAACAAAGGGCTGCACTTCGATGTATTTCGTACGCCCAAAATGAAAGGAAATTAAAGACAATGAAAAATATCAAGAAGATCGTCGCTCTGATTCTGGCGATCATATCCATTATGGCTATTGCCATCCCAGCTATGGCTGCCACGAGTACCGCTACTGTTGATACCTATTCTCCGCGCGGGAATGGTGGTTCTTTAAACATGCGTAAAACTGCCAGTTCCGGCGCTAAAGTCATTCAGACTATTCCTAACAACACAGTTCTTACTGTCGCTTATACCTACAAAACAGATATTTGGTATAAAACTACCTACGGCAATAAAACTGGATATGTTATGGGAAAGTTTATGAGGTTCTCCGATGGAACCTATGGTGGTCCTTCTTCGTCTGACCATCCGCAAAGCCAGGGCGAAGCTTTCAATTGTGACAATATCAATAATATTAAAAACGGCCATCAGGGCAACAGCGTCCGCAACATTCAGCTTTGCATGTATTATGCTGGCTATATGAGCAGAAGTGATATTGACGGTGTATTTGGTGATGATACTGAAGCTGCAGTTTTTGCTTATCAGAAAAAGTATAAGAGCGAATGTGGCACCCCCGATGGGGTTGTCGGCTCTAAAACGAAGACCTCTCTCTGGAATCGTTATAAAACGCAACTGAAAGCAGAAGGTTATAAATAAGGAAATGATTGGGGCTGTTGCACTAAGAAAAAAGTGCAGCAGTCCCTTTTTGCAACCGGTCAAGCAGTATAGTGCCCGGAAAATGAGGAAAATTGTGGATTTTCGGGGGCGCAAATAAGACTGTCACGATTTTCAGCCTGGCTTTCAAGGATCGAAAAAGCCAGAATGATTCAGTTTTCTGAAACTTATGCAGAATCAGGATAGAACAGCATGGTTTTCAGCCTGTCGGCTCGTTCTTTGGCGTGCAGTTTTTCTATGTTGAAAGCGATCGCGTACAGCAGGATCTCAGCAAATACTCCCTGCAGTCCCCTCCGCCTCAGCCGCCGGAAGTGCCGATTCTCTTTCAGCACTCCGAAGGCTCCTTCCGATTGGATAGTTCGGTTGATCCGCAGCAGGATGCCCTTCTCGCTGGTGATCCTCTCCCGGGAGGCTGCCCGGGCCGCCTCGAATGCCCAATTGACTTGGACCGTCCTGTTTTCTTTTGCTTTAGTGCAATGCTCCTTGCATGGGCAGCCTGTGCAGCTCTCCGCCTGATATATGCTTACCGTCTGCTCATATCCGCTCTTGGTTTTTCGTTTTCGATCGCTGATGAATCGCAGCTCTTTCCCCGCCGGACAGGTAAAGCAGTTCTTTTCTGCGTCATACGGCATGTTTTCCCATAAATACGCGTTCTGGCGGAAGCTCCGTTTTTTGCTTGTTTCGTAGTTTTGGGGTTTGATATACGCCAGCTGTTTCCGTTCTGCCATGCCGCTGTATGTTTCCTCCGTTTCATATCCGGAGTCAGTTGTTTCGTCCCAGTGTTTGATCCTTCCCTTTTCCTCCATGCGTTTCACTAATGGAAGCAAGGCATGTGTATCATTCAGATTACCGGATACATCCACGCCTACGATGTATTCCGCCTCGATCCCTAACTGTATGTTATATCCAGGCTTCAGCTGCCCGTTCTGCATATGGTCGTCTTCCATCCGCATGAACGTGGCGCTGTGATCCGTCTTGGAATAGCTGTTCCGTTCTCCAAGAATCTCCATATGCGCTGTATATTCCAGCTCTTTATCCAGCAGCGCTTCCAATGCCTCTATATCCCGCTGCAATTGGGTTTTTCGCTTGCCGATGCCGTGCACAAAAACGACTTTCCGCTCTTCTGCCAGCCTTTGCAGCCGGGACAGCATTTCTTCCGGTGCTTTCGTGTTTTCCAGTTCAAAGGCATACCGCGTTCTCAGTTCAACCGCCAGTTTCTCTTCCTTCGCGGCCAGCTTGGTTCTTCCTTTTTCCACCCGTTTCCGCCACACAAACGTATACCGGTTCGCGTTGGCTTCGATCTTCGTGCCATCCACAAACAAGTGCTCATATTCGATTTCTCCATCTTCATGCAGCAGGTGGATCACTTGGTAAAACAGTTCCTCCAGAATCTCTCCGCTGATCCGCTGCAAAAAACGCGATATACGCGTATGATCCGGCACAGCCTTTCCACCCAGAATCCACATGAACCAGGTATCTGTCCTGCAGGCTTTCTCTATTTTGCGCGTGGAATACTTTCCTTCCATGTATCCCAAGACCACCAGCAGGAACAGCTGCTTCGGTGTGGCTTCCCGCGGGTTCTCCCGCTCGTACGCTCCGGACAGCTTTGTGTAATCTATCCTTTCCGCTATCCTCATGAGCGTCCGCACCGAATCATCTTCCGGGATGATGGTCTCCACATCCAGCGGCAAAACCACTTGCACCGCCGTTTCTTTTGCTGTATAATTTCTTTGCTGATATTGTTTCATGACAGTTACATTATACAGCAAAAAACGGAGTTGTTCTCTCGAACTTCTCCGTTTTTTTGTTGCGCCTTAGTGCAACAGCCCCATATCTTTATTCTTAAAAGCGCCAATTAACCAAACGCATATCATCAGGAACTTCGAATGCTTCCTGCACCTCGCCCGTCTCTGCGTCAATAATTACTCGATAGTTTGCCAAATTATGATTTTCTCCAAGCTCTTCTATAGGCACTTTCGCATAGAAAATCACCAATTTCCACACAGGAGTAAGTGGATCGGTAGCATCGAAAAAGTATTCGATATTCCGTTTTTCAAATGTCCCTTCATCCGCTCCAAGCGCTATTGCGGCTTCTCTTGCAATCTTTGTTGCTTGCTCCATAGTGATATGATTGTCACCAGGTACGCTATAAACATGATCTGTTGCAGCATACAACAAATTGTTCTTATTCAAATAGGGGTGATCACGCAAATAGGCATCAACCAAGGGTTTCCATTCATTATACAGTTTTGCTTTTTCCTCTACGCTTGCTTCCCAAAAACCAGAAGTGACAAAATTGATACCAAGAGTATCCCCCATATTTTCTTCTGGAAGCTGGACATTATAAAACAACATTCCGGCTTTAGGAAGACTGTCCATTACCTCGCCATCATAGGACAGCAGCATTTCATGCACCATTGTTTCATGATCGAAGAATTGAACATACCAAACGGGAGCATTCCCCATGCAAAATGCCACATGATAAATAAAATATGTTTTTACATTCAAACTGTCAGCTTCTTTCGCTGTATATTCAGACAGCTCTGGCAAATTGAGCCGAGCAGTTGCAATTACCTGTTCCTCTGTTGCATCATTTTGAGTTGGAGTTGCGATCTTGGCATCATCAAGTACATTAAAATTGGGTTTGTAAAAAATCGTATCCCATCCTTTTACCCAAAGCAATTCTCCGCTTCGAGAGAAAATTACTTCATACTGCCATATCTTCGGCGTTTCCATATGAAAGACCACAGTCCATACGCCATCATCTTCATACAGAAGACTATTCCAGTCAAATTTTGCTACTGGATTCCAAGATTGCAGAAGCTCTTGAGAATTTACACCGAATTTTTCTTCAACAACTTCTGCCGCTTTTTCAAGCGCATCGTTTTGCTGCATATCACCTGCGTTAAGGATAGGAGGTGTATCATATTTGGGATTGTAATCTGCCAATGCATGAGGTAAAGCAGATGAAAGAAGAATGACCGTAAGCAAGAGATATTGGAATCCTTTTTTTAACATAGCCTTCATATTGAACCTCCCTGATTCTAATATTGAAATGAGATTGAAATATGCACAAACTTTACGCAACCGTTTTTTAGTCATACGTTATTATGTCTTGATCCAATGTTTGCGTTTGCCGTGCATAGATAAGGCGCCTCCTATTGCCGCCTTTTCATTGATGCAGCCAAATCGAATCACCTCCTTCCTTACACAAATTAAGACGAAAAAAACATAAGAATTGTACACGCTTTCAAAAATTTCAAAAATTTTTTTACTTGAAATCTTCTCGGAAACTGCTCGACCTCTTCAATTTTCAAAACACCGGATATACCTTATACTATAACTGCGCTGAGGGAATGAAACCCACGGCAGCAAAGCAAAGAGAGCGGTGATTCCATTGATCTGATCTATGGCGTGGATGATTCTGTAAAACGAGCTTGGCCGCTGCCATCCTCAAAGAGATGGGGATGGATGTTCTACAAGGAATCATAGCACGCAACAGCACAGAATGAAAAAAGTGCTTTCATCAGTTATAACCCCATATTTCAGAATACCAAAATCAAAAAACGAAGGGCAGCACTTCGATGTATTTCGTGCGCCCAAATTGAAAGGAAAGTAAAGAGAATGAAAAATCAAGCAGGTCATCGCCTTGGCTCTGACGATCATGACCATCATGGCTATTGCTATTCCTGCTTTCGCAGCAACATCTAAAACCACTTATGTTGATACATCGTCCACAAACAGTGGCACTCTAAATCTGCGTAAGACGAAAAGCTCGTCTGCAACTGTGTTAAAGAAAATCTCCAATGGAATTGACCGTCAATTATGACAATGTCTAATGACATATGGTATGAGACTTCGCAAGGTGGCAACATATCCACCCCCCCCCGCAATCCAAATCCAATAAATTTATAAAAGGAGAGATTGTAATGAAAAAATTTATCTCTATTCTCTTGGCGATTGTTTCTTTGTTCTCTTTGACAATCCCTGCTTTTGCAGAATATAACTCGACAATGTATGTCAATATAGAGCCGGGTCAAACTGTGCGTCTCCGGTCAACTCGAGACACTTCGGTGGACAACAATATACTTGTTAATGTACCTCACGGCACAGAAGTAAAGGCAGATAAGTATAACAATACATGGCATAAGGTGAAGTATACTACTGCTGCGGGAAAAGTGTACAAGGGATACATGCTGACCAAGTATTTAACTGAAACTAAACCCAATACAGGATCCGGATCTGATTCTGGCTCAGGATCATCCTCAAACGATTGGGAGGGACGTTACGGTACTACGACATATAAGAACGGAAAGACTACAGGTTTTTACCAAGGATTGCGCAATGTTCAAATTGATCTTATGCACTATCATAAATATCATCAGATATATCGTCCGGATGATAAGCAATCGGGCTTATATGGCGACATAAGCGGCAAAGTGTGCATGTCAAAGTTCAAAGCTGACGGATATATGGGTAATAAAACAGAAACTGCTATCCATAGCTTCCAGCAATGTGAGTGTATTGCAGGGGTTTCTCTTGCGATGGATGGAGTATGTGGCCCTGCAACAAAAGCGGAACTTTATAAATTCTACTTATGGACGGTAAGTAATAATCGATATGAAGGAATTTCAATAGAAAACTATTTTGCAAATAAGTAATATAATACGATTATTCTTTTGAATAAACTGAATAAGTAAACGCTCAATAGGGTAGAGAGGGGTTAATCCCCTCCCTCCTATTGCACCGTACATACCGGTCAGGTATGCGGCGCTACATCGTTGTGTAATACCAGACATTTTCTGCCTGTTGCTTCGCATTCTGTTTACAAAATCAATGAAGAAAGCATCTCCGCCTCTCCTGCCACTCCGGGTTACGATCCCTTTGCCTTGGCATTCGCTGCATGTTCGGGCAATCATTGACTTACTTACAGTGATCTGCAATACCACGACAATAGGATCTTCAGGACAAAGTCCCTACCATGGCCTCAGTTGACTCCCGGTCACTCGCTTTTTTCACATTCGGTTTTCACCTCGCTGACTAGGCCTCCCGGGATAAGCCACAATTCTTTCACCGCACAACCTCTGGATTTACTGTTTCGGTTTTACAGCTACCTTTCAGGCTTCGGCTTCTGTGGCAACCTTGCCCGCCGTTTGGCCTTGTATCCAGTTTCTTTCCGTAGACTCGTCGATTTTGCTACACCGCTTCCTCCCCAGTTAACGTTGCTGATAACGGCTTGCGGTTCGCTACACTTGGCGGTAGCCACCGGTGGCGAGGCTTTCACCCGCGAGAATTGCACCATGCCCGGAACACCATTAAAGACCAACAGGCTAAAAAAATAGTCTGTTGGTCTTTCACGTTGTACGCCCGGCATGGGCAACAACTTGGTGGTGAAAGTCCACTACACGCTTGGTAGTAGGAAGCGTTAGCCGAAGGCAAGGGTGTCCATCGCGAGGTGGAATCTGAAGGAAGCCGGATGCCAGGGGGAAATGATCAACCCTGACGGGCAAAGTTCCGAGCCAACGAACAGAAACTTCATAAAAGGCGGGGCAGAACGGACGAGACTGCAACACAAGCCGAAGTCCAATACTACCCGGATTCTGTCACGTAAATGCGGCGGCTGCATGGAATGAAGGTTGTTGCACCTTAACCGGGGAGGTCTGGATGATAAGCTCCGGTCACGCGGAGTAACCCATGCACAAGGAAACGAGGCATGGCTGAACATCCAGAAGTCAGTCTGGGCCATAGTACCAGAGAAGTCGGTGAAAGACGATGGAGGGAAGGGCCTGGCGGTTGCTGATAATACAGTATGTCAGGAACCGGACGTGTTGAAAGCAGTTGCTCGATAGAGGATATCTGCCAGAGGATAGGTGGGCGACCGAAGGTATGGCAGAATCGCTGAACGTCACGATTTCCGATCAAACATGCTGCCAAGTGCCAGCAACTGAACCGCCGCTTGCGGGCCCGCATGAGCGCTGATGTGGGAGGACGGGGGTTAGCCACCCCCTCCTACCCGATTTTAATAAAATTGAAAGCCGTGCGATATATCAGCATCATTCATAATGGTCAACAAGTGAAGTGTTGTCTGTATACAGTTGATGAACAATGCCCAGTGCCGTTCCATCTTCCGCGCCAATTTCAACATAATACCCATAGTCGTAATATTTGGTATCATATAAGGGAAGAAAGAAAATTTTCCATACCAGCCGCCCTTCGGGAAAAAATTGTTTGGAAAAAAGGAAGGAAGAACTGATCCGAAATTGTGTTTGGACATATTCATCATCAAAAGATTCTGTTTTTTTGAGAGCATCCATGGCAAGCTGCTTTGCCGTATCCTCAGAAATACATAATTCATCTGGCAAACGATAGTCATAACTCATGAATTGCTGCGCATACCGAGTCAATGGAAGATAGTTCTTTTCTTTCGGATGCTCAAGGTATTCTTCGTAAGCAGCAATAGACAATATCTTTAGTTCATATTTTTGTTCGATCGTCCAATCCACCAATGCTCCCCGTTCTTTTTCCAAACGCCTATATTCCAAATCGACAGGGTGCCATGCTTGAGGATACGTGATCCGAATGAGGTCTCCATTATGGCTATTGATATACACACTATAGGAATTTGTCGCATAACGCGGATCATCGATATCACCAAAGAATATAGCGATAAACGCAGGCGTTCCATCTTCAAGCCACTTCGAGGATAGTTCACTGAAATGATATGTTTTTATTTCTTCTTCATTTAATCCGCTTTTCTCAGAAAAATAAATGGATGCCAATTCTCTCGCTTTCTTTTCTCCAATCCAAGTCTCATTTTCCTCAGCGTGTGCACTGGCAAAAACGGAGCACAAAAGCAGAAAAATGCTAAGAATTCTTTTCATGGGTTACCCTCCTAAGATTTAACTAAAGTTGTATATTGAATTTCATTATATCATAAAATACGCTGAATGTCACCTCAAAACATATAATTTTCAAACAGTTTCCAACGTTCGTCACTCCCTATAAATACACTTGAATAAGCATCCTGTCCGACAAGGACTACTGAGACATCCACGAGCATACTGCATGAGTCTTTCGTGGACGAATACTGATTGCTTGATTCGTTGATTCTGCTAAAACAGAGGCAGTCATCAAAAGCACTATCAAGGCGATCATGAAACCACGGATTAATGCTTTTTCCATTTCTTGTTTCTCCTCATTACTTTCTTAAACTACAAGGCTAGTATCATTCTTATACCAAATTATATATTTTTTTCTATGGCTATCGTTTCTCCTCCCTATGTTTATATAGAACGCTTTACCAAGAGAAATCTTGATAATAGTACTCTCACATTAATTAAGACGAAAAAAATATAGCATTTGTACACTCTTTCAAAATTTTTGCTTGAAATCTTCTCGGAAACTGCTCAACCTCTTCAATTTTCAAAACCCCGGATATGCCTTATACTATAACTGCGCTGAGGGAATGAAACCCACGGCAGCAAAACAAAGAAAGTGGTGATTCCATTGATCTGATTCACGGCGTGGATGATTCTGTAAAACGAGCTTGGCCGCTGCCATCCTCAAAGAGATGGGGATGGATGTTCTACAAGGAATCATAGCACGCAGCAGCGCAGAATGAAAAAAGTGCTTTCATCTGATATAACCCCATATTTCAGAATACCAAAATCAAAAAACGAAGGGCAGCACTTCGATGTATTTCGTGCGCCCAAATGAAAGGAAAGTGAAAACAATGAAGAATATCAAGAAGATCCTTGCTCTGGTTCTGGCGATCATGTCCATCATGACTATTGCCATTCCTGCGTTTGCCGAAAGCGGCACGGTTGATACCAGCCATGGTGCTACCCCTTATGGTACCGTTAACTATTATAGCGGTTACAATACTACCGCTTCTAATAGTGGTCTAACCAAAAAAGGGACTCTCTCCAATACTTCCAGCGTAAATGTAACCCCGGTTAATGCTCATTGGTATTCCTTCGTTAAAAATGGCACCACTTACTATGTTATGCGGCAATATGTTCGTGTGGCTGGACGAGAATGGGAAATTTTCTACGGAACTACGGAACTTAACCTGGGTAGCAATAATCGCTATGTGAGATACTTGCAGCAAGATCTTAAGACACTTGGATATTTGAGTGGTAATGTTGATGGAAAATATGGTTCTGCCACTCGTACTGCAGTACGGAATTTCCAAACTGATCAAGGTCTTGGTGTTGATGGCATTAGTGGTCCCTTGACGAAGAATGCTCTGTATAATGAAGCTCATTAATCCATTTGGGGGCGCTGCATCGACAGCGCCCCCTTGGTCTAAAAAGAAACCAAGCAGAATTAGGTGACAGCGTTTTTTAGTTTGATAACTCTCTTTTTATTGCCTTTATAATATTATTGTTTATTGACTGAATCTCAACAATATACACGGAATCAGTTGCTTCATCAAGGATGGAAATCCTCCAAAGTGGACGATCCTCTTCCGACACGTCAAATTCATAAAGAATATCATCGTTTTCCAGTACTTCTTTTTGCAGAATATACTTTTGTGCAATCGTATTGATCGCCAATGCAATGGCCTCTTCCTTTGACAGGTCAAGTGTGCTGGGAAGCGCATGGTAATATTGTGTACGATCAAACCCTGCTTCACGATAAAGTGTATCATAAGCCGCTTGATGTTCAAAATCCATTCCCCAAGAAATATCAGAGCCTGCTTCTTTCATAACGGCTTTCCCATTTTCTCGTAAGGTGGCATATTCGTTATACTCATACGAACTCCACAGTTCCGCAGCTTTCCACGGCTTTTTTGGGCCTTGCTGCTCATACTCATGCTGTAAACTCCAATCAATAGAAAGTATTTCTTTTTCCGCCATATTCAGTTTAACTGTATATATGCCAACCTTTGCAGGATTATAGTTATTGGACTTGAAGATGACCTCATATGCGTCATCTAATTGAACGACAGCTGTGTTAAAATAGATATGGGTATTGTCATTGAAACTGAATTCAGCCCTCATCGCATCCCAAGCAAGATCAAGAATTTCATTCTCTTGATAGGAAAGCTGGTCAGTAGCCTGATCATCCTGCTTTTCAGAAATCAACAGAGGCGCAGAGCAAGACAGTATCTCGCCGGAAGGCGAAGCGATTTCAACGGTATAGGTAACCTCTGAATTATCACCTGCCGTAACGACGACCATCCATTCTTTTGTATCATCTGCAAGCAGATAGAAGGAAATGGTGATGGGCTGGATCGGCAAAGAGGATTCGCCCAGTCGCTCACGAACGATCCCTTCGGCCAAGCTAAATGCCTTTTGTTCGTCCACATCATCCGCCTGCGGAAGGACGTTCACAACAAAGTCATTGCGCGGATAACCAAGCGATATTATTTCTTCATCAAAGGCGGCTTTATCTTGAATTGACCAATAATCAAATTCGCCTTTCTCCGCCTCCAGTTTTTCCAGCTCTTCCATGCGCTCCGCATCAAAGCGTAATAGACGATTGACTTTTTCCATTGACCAGATTTTTGAATCCCAGGTATCTGGCAGCGTATCTTCAAGCAGTGCATGGTCATAGCTCCATGTGCTACTCACCACATTCCCTGTGATTGCATCCAGAACAACAACATATTGTCCTATTCTTTCCGAATATTGAGTCGGCATATAGGCTACATTCCACGTCCCAGCTTCTCCATCAATCAAAACTGTCTTATCAAAGAGCTGGAAAGAATCATCCGTGAATCCGTAATGATTTATCAATTCTTCTCTTGCCAGCTTGCTTTCCAGCAATATTTCATTAGCGATACGCTGTTTTTGCTCATTCGTTGATGCGTTTTTCATAGCAGCATACTTGATCTCATCTACTGCCAAACCATCTTCGACCATGGCGTCGATTACAGACTGCTTTTCCTCGATCGACCACTTTTCAAGCGGGCCGCTTTCCTGTTGGTTTTGCACCGCTTTTTGAATAAACGTATAAGATAGCGCAACTGCGGTACCGATGCAAGCAATCATCATCACAATTGCAAATACAAACGTAATAGATACTTTTTTCCCCATAACGCTTTTCTTTCCTCCCTTAATGTTTTCGATCAGCAGATCGCATTGCCGGGCAGAAGGATCAAGAGAAGCCAACGTAGTATCAACAGCGTTTTCAATGCGCTTTTGCAGTTCCATATCCTTCATTGTGCTTCACCTCCCGTCAAACTGCGTTTGAGCATTTCTTCCGCCCGTTTTAATCGCTTGCTGGCGGTGGACTTGGGAATACCCAACGCCTCCGCCGTGTCCTGCAAGGTCATGTTGGAATAGTAATACAACAACACAAGCTGCTTGTATTTATCCGGCAAATTACTGACCTCGATCACCAAGTCGCGATCCTCCTCCGGCACGGAAATATAGCTGAGTGGCAATTCATCCAGGCTCTTTTTGAAATCAATGTGCTTGAACCATTGCGTCCGGCGATAATCCCGGCAAGTATTCATCGCTACCCGCATCAGCCACGCTTTTTCATTCTGAATGACTGAATGATTTGTGTTCCCCATATATTTCCATGCTTTCATAAACGTATCTTGCATCGCGTCTTGTGCAAGATCATGATCGGCCAAATAAATAAAGCAGGTTTTTAGGATCGCTCCCGCATAGGTGTGAACCCATGCTTCCAATATCTGCTCTCGGGTCATGCTGGGTACCGCAGCACGCTCCATACCGATCACCTCCTTCCTTCACTAATTAAGACGGATGGAAAGCCGGATTTGTACACTTAAGGTTAAAAAAATTCGTGAATTTCTCAGGAATGATTCTCGAAATCTTCACAAAATACATAATCAGCATATTTGAATGTTCTAATTAAGCCATAAATATATTTGATAATATGCAAGCAATAAATAGTTTATCTCGGCAATCTTTACTCTATTATGAAGGCCACTTGTTCTCCATCGCTTACGCACTCAACCAATCCGGAGAGGTCAGTGCGAATAATGTTAACATCTGCATCCTGTAATTTTCTTATAGTGTTTTCAGAAGGGTGCCCATATTGATTTTCCTTTCCAACACTTATAACAGCATATGAGGGAGAAACTTCTCTTAAAAACCAATAGCTTGTACTTGATTCACTTCCATGATGTCCAACTTTTAGTACATCAGCCGACAGATCTACTCCCGCGTTTAGTAGATCATGCTCGGCTTCCCATTCTGCATCCCCAGTGAATAGAAAGCTTGTATTTCCAAAAGTTATCTTTATGATCAATGACATATTATTCATATCTACATAGCAGTGAAGAGGTCCAAGAATTTGAACATGCACTTCTCCCAAATCAAATTCATCCCCTGCGTCTGGAACGACAATAGGCGTCCCCAGAATTTCAGCATATTTCTTCACAGAATTCCATGCATTTGTATCGTAATCTAAAACTGGCGAATAGATGAGATCGACATAACAAGCATTTAGGGCTGCCGCTAATCCGCCAACATGGTCCATATGCGGATGGCTGGCGATCATTACATCAATGTGATTAACCTCTATTGTATTATGTAAAAATGAGTAAATGTAAGCGGAGCGCTGAGAATCACCACCATCAATAATCATAGCATAACCTTCGCACAAAACGACGGCAGCGTCTCCTTGCCCCACATCTAAAAAATATATATGTAAATCAGAATCCTGTGCAGCCTCAGATGAAGCAGATGAGAAATTAAACAAAACAAGCAAAACGATGAAGATAGTGAACATCTTTATTCGACTCATTTTACTGCCCTTTGGATTAATTCTCAATTTAACTAAACTGTATTGCGGGGTATAACGAAGAAACTGATCAAGTTACCTTGTTTTTTGATCAGCCATTGTATTATACCAGAATTTCTTTGTACTTGGAAGATACAAAGTACAATAAGGCTCGAGGAAGAATTTTATTATAGAGAAGCATATAATGGAAATATAACAAAATAATTAATCTCCTGCAGCATAATTTGAAGCCTTACCGTGTATGCGATTAAGTATTGTTTCAAAGACATGATAAAACTGATTCCATAAAAACGGAACCCAAATGTCATGGCTATATAAATATATACTGAAGAATCATATAAAACAAAATGAAAGGTTGTATTTGCACGAACATAAAATCAGAAAAGATCGGAAAAGAATTAAAGAATCTTATACTCAGGTTACAAGCATAAGCCACATTATAATGTCACGCAGCAATGAGTCGAAGCTATATTTCAATTTTTCATGTATTCCAAAATACCATCTGCTTTCCAGAATTCACAAACCAAATCGTTTTGGGCATCATAATATGTGAGTACATGATTTTCAATCAAGTCGCTATTGTTCCCTTTTTTTATTTCTTTTAGGACAATGTCACAGTACATTAACGAATATTCAACATTACGTTTTTTTACATGCATAGAATAAGGCATACCGCACCCGATAATTTTTCCGTTTTTCTTCAAAATCATAGCGCATTTCCATAGATCGAAATCTTTTGGATGGTTGAATAACTCCGCCCAGACGTCTTTCAATCCGGAATCAGTATATTTATTTTTCTTCCTGGCAACCGAATTGCAAATTGGGGTAACAACAAAATGACGGAAAACAAATAATATTCCTCCGAGTAATATGCTTACCGCAATAGAAAGCGGAATATATATTAAAATCATTTCTGTATTCTTTAGTGCATTTATCACAGATGAGATTGTGAACTGTATTTTATTGGGAAAGAAAAAAGGAAGCATCAACATGGAAAGTGAAGTGCAAATCACACTCAACACAAAATAGCGTGCTGCCTGTTGCACTCCTTCTAAAGGAGTATAATAATCATAGGGCTTACACAGGAAGCCGTATACCCATTCGACTACCGATCCGGGATATGTAAATAACAGCAATAAAATCATATCTTCCATTTTTCTTTCTCCCTTTTGTTTTTTGGAAATTCAGCAAACAAGTGTTTCTGTTATCCTCATTGAAAATATTCCAACTCATTATTATGATCATTCTTAATCTCTGCCCAAGTCTCCTTGGTAATCATATGATCCTTGAGTCGAACTACTTGACAGAGCGTATCTGGATTGGCTATTCCAGAATTGATGAAGAAAGCCATGTTATCATTAATTGTTTCTCTTATAGATACTCGGCTATATACATTCTCCGAATCCAGTCTAAAGTAGATTTCTTCTGTATCGTCGCGAATGGCAATAGGGGTGATCTTGTAGAAACTAAGACGTCGAGCATTTTGCTCAATGAAATCGTAGACGTCCGTTTCAGCACAAAGTCTACAACTCTTCAGCAAAGTTTTTTCTCTCTCTATTCTTCTGCCTTGTATGATGTTTTCTCCAAATTCCCCTGCGAAAGTATAGTGAGGAATGAATACGGTATTGTTAGAAGAGGTTGTAGCAAGATATCCAACAGCGCCATTTCTCTCATCAAGTCGATTTATATGGACTGATAGACCAGCGGTTATTCTCTTTATTGTGGGCAAATAATTCTTGGTCAGAAAATCCAGATCCGCAATGTATTTTATTGTTGATGCAGTAATCCCTCCTTTATTGCGAATCATAGCTATTATATTCTTTTTTCTTGCGCGAAGATCATTTACAACGTTACTGTCTGGAATTCTTGGGTCATTTGCCGCTTTTATAAGGTATTCATTTGTTCTTTCTTCTAACTGAGCATATTTATCCAATGCTTCTTTGATCTGTTGATTGATTTCTGGTAATTCATCTTCATCAGCTGCCTGATGCTTATTACATAGATTTCGGATATTCTGAAAGCATGTTTTGCACTGTGAATACAATGGATTAACCACTAAGTAAGCACGGTTCTCCGCACAGGATAATGCAGAGGAAATAAATTTTTCAACTGTTCCAGGAAAATAATCTAACAAGCGCGAATATTTGAGGACCAGTTTCCGTCTCTTCTCTGCATCATTTACTTTTGTACTTAGATTGTTAAGAAATCTATTGATACATGAACTGCCAACATATAGTTTTTTTGACTCATTGTAATTAAGCACTGGATACAAGGTATCGCAAAGTGTATTACCGCATAGTTCGCATCTATCGAATTCATCGCTTTCTCTTACATTAATAGGGGGATCCTGACTGAAGTCCGCAGAGTGCCATTCAAGCTCCGCAGCCCCCATAATTCTTTGATATTCACTTGTAGTAAAGTACCGCTTTTCTTCATCTGGGAGATAGGGAACTTCAGATTTATCTAAATCAGGGCGTTCAGTGATGATTTTTTTAAGGACAGGATAGTCGTGAATAATCTTCGAATATTGCAATAAAACCAGTTCTTCTTTCAGAAATTGTTTTGCCATATCAACCTCGTGGATTTTAATAAAATAGTTTTCCACAACATATAGTGCGTAAATCCGATGTTTGGCACAAGTTATTTTCCTATAATACAAGAAAACAGAAAGAAAGCATCTCTTATATTTGAAACAGCATTTTATCTATCAGGAGGTGAAAACAAGGAGCATACCCATATTAGAATAAATATATAGTAATAATCATATGTACCATAATTTTATTCTATAATAATGCATTTCTTTTATTATTTATATTATATAATATATTATAATAACGGTTAATTCATTAATAATTTTGTACTATATAAAAAAGAAGATATATAAGGAGGAGTATAAATGCGAAATGATGCGGATTGGATCTATCTTCCTTAGGGGGAGGAACGGGTGGTAGCGAAACTAATCAAAGAACGAAGCAGATTAGATGCCGCCTACCTAGCAAAACAAAGCAATTGCAATTTATTTGAGTCAAATGGGAGTTATGATCTTGCGGAGACGGTTCTTTGCACTTATATGGACTTGGATCAACTGATTGCTGACTGTAAGTTTACAATTCCTCAGCTTCGCCTTTTGCGTCAGTAGATGCAAGGCGCGAAGCTTGCGGATATTGCAGAAGAGGATGGAGAAAGCGGAGAGCGAGTGGAGCGGAGTTTTAGAAATATGGTATCTCGGATTACCCGCCAGCACGAAAAGCAATGGCTGGTTATTCATGGAACAAAAAGATGCAAACATTGATTCTTAAAAACCGCGACAAATATACTATGGACGAAAGGAAAGTCTATAGCGGAAGTACATGTCCATAGGCAGCAGTCTTCTTTTCAAAGCACTGCTTCGGAGCACGAAAAAGTTTTTCGAAAAATGCGCGAAAAAGCGCTTCATGTCGGAAGTAATATTTATGGAGGGAGAAAAGATGGCATCAAGGTATAACATCACTTTGCCAAACGGTGTGAAATTCACGCTGTATTATTCACAAGAGCAGGACAAAGCTGACCTGATCAGCAAATAGATCCTGGAGCCGTGGACAGGTTATTGTCTCAGAAACTGGCTAAGTGAACATCCAGATGCGCCATATTCACCCGAAAAAAAGGTGAAATGGCTGCTGGATCGGTGCGGAACACTTCTTCTCCGGGATGTGCCGGAGGACAGCCAGGATACCCTGACGAGCTACAAGGAATCCATGATCCGCTTGCGGGAAATCAACGCTTCCGACTGTCCTCCGAGCGTTTCCTCTTTGCTGGAGGGAAGTGAGATTACACAGCAAAGCCTGTGTGATACGGAGAATCAGAGCCTGAATACCTTTCTGGATCAGTTGAGTGAATGGGAACAGGTGCTTAAAAAGCCAAGAAAGCGAAAAGAAAAAGCTCATCCTTCAACCAGATTTGAGCGGCTGCAGGCGATCCATAAGCAATACCCCGGCTGTCAAATACGGCTTTGTAGGGTGGATGTGAACGGAGATTTTCAGTATGATAATGAGCAATACTGCGTAGATAGCACTTGCGGTAAGTATGCGCCACACAAAACGCGGTATGGGGATCAGTACGATATGGACCGCATCCTGGTTATCCTGCTGCCTAACGGTAGCAAAGCTTTTGCGGATCAGGATGGTTATTTGTTGGATGCAGGGATGGTTACAAAGATTGAGAGGTGAGGCCATGGCGGATAAGAAGGCATTGGTGCAGGATATATAGGACAAGGTAACAGGCGTTTCAGATTAGGATTGGGGCGAAATCAACGAAAAGCACAGCTGCGGATAGCATCCGGACCAGTAGCGCAAAATGGGTGCGGGCATCCGGCTGGCTGCGGATGCCGGAATGATGGCAGGAAGCGCGCTCCCTTCCACTGATGATGAACAAAAACTCCGGGACCTGCGCCGGGAGATCAATGAAGCGTACCGAGCCCAGAACCGTAGTGAAGCGCTGCGGCAAGCCGTGACGGAGGCTGCTGCCAAGCTGCCTGAAATCAAAATCCCTTATTGCGTGCCAGCGGGCGACGATGCGGATCGTTCGCTGGTCGTTTGCGTGGCGGACTGTCATTACGGCGCCGAATGGGATATCAAAGGGCTTCGGGATGAAACGCTGAACGCTTACAGCCCGGAAATCTTCAAGCGCCGCATGGCGCTGCTGCTTCGGGAGATCATAGCGATCCTGGAAAAGGAAAGCATCGGGCATGTGGTGCTGCTGCTTTGCGGGGACGCCCTGGACGGGATGCTTCGCAGCAGCCAATAGATGCGTCTGCGCTGGGGTGTGGTGGAAAGCTGCATGCGGTATGCGGAATACATGGCGCGTTGGGTCAGCATCCTAGCTCTTCACGCGGATATTGAAGTATACGGCGTAGACGGGAATCATTCGGAGATCCGCCCGCTGGGCAGTAAAAAAGGGGAATTCGAAAACGAGAACCTGGAGAAGATCATCCTCTGGCATATGGCGGAACGTCTGCGCGGGATTCAGACCGTGCAGGTGGACGAGCAGGTGGAACGGCGGAAACTTGTGCATGTGCAGGGCTTTGCTATCCTGCTCTCCCATGATACCGATACTCCCTCCCTGGAAAACGCGGCCAAGCAGGCTATGCTGCTATATAATGAGCGGATCGACTTCATGGTGTGTGGCCATAAGCACCGGGAACGGGAGCTGATTTCCGGCTACACTGCATCCGGCAATTCCCTCATCCTTCGGATCCCCAGTATCTGCGGCATGGACGACTACGCCCAGCGTTTGGGCTACGGCGGCCAGCCGGGCGCCACCGCCATGGTACTGGAGCGGGGATATGGCAGACGGTGCGTTTATCCTATCCTGCTGAAGGATACGGAGGACGCGGATGGCTGAATTTAGCGCCCGCTCCAGGCGGAAGGAAAAGCTGATCACCTCCAAGCTGTGCGTATACTGCAATAAAATCAAGCCGCTGAACGCCTTCTATACCAACAAGGAGTGGGCCAGCCAATCCTTTCATGACGCTTGGTGCCGGGATTGTGCTATGAAAAGCTGCGTGGATCACGATACCCTGCGGGCTTATTGCTTTTATAATAACCGCCGCTGGTCGGAAAAGCTGTATGAGGAGGCCGCGAAGAAGGCGCGGTACACGCTGGCCAATGATCCCATTTATCTGGATGTGAACGCGCCGGAGGAAAAGCGGCTGGCCGCAGAAAACCGCGCCATCGTCCGCTCCTTTTTCAGTATCATGAATCTTTCTAACAAGTATTACTTTGAACCCAATATTACCGACGACGGTGCGCAGAAGGTGTTCGATCCTGCCGCTGCGGACAGCGCGATGCAGGAACCGGAAAAGAGCCAGGAGCCTCAGGAGGAGCTTGTTTTCTCCCGGGAATGGAACGGTTATTATACCCAGCGGGAATAGGATTACCTGAACGATTATTATGCCCGCCTGGAAGAGGGCTTCGTGCTGGACAATCAGAATATCGAGGACTATGCTCGAAAAGCCGCCAAGGCTTCCCTGGACGCGGACATCAAATACAACCGCATGCGGCAGGGCCAAGTGGGAGTGGCTGAATGGGAAAAAGCGCAGGCCATCTTTGATAACCTTTCCAAAAGCGCCAACTTTGCCGCCTGTAAACGAAAACCTGGCGATATGGCGGGGTTGGGATCGCTTGGGGCTATTGTGGCAAAGATTGAACAGTCCGGCGAATAGGATACACCCAAGGTAACCTTTCCCAAGGATCATATTGACCGCATCATTGACGATTTCCGCCACATTACGGCAGCCATCGGATAGGATGGGATGAACGCATGATCACTCAGGTACGGGATGTAAAGAACCTGAAGCTATGGGCCAAGCAAATCTTATTCTGGCGGGATCACCTGGATATTTTCATCGAACGGTACTTTAATATCCGGTAGAAGGATACGCAGAAGGTGGTCGCCCGGCAGTTCGGACGCTGTGATACATAGATGGTTGTCAAATCCCGCGGTTACGGAAAGACCTGGCTGGTGGCTTTATGCTGCATCGCTGTCGGCGTGTAGTATCCCGGCAGCCTGATCGCCGTGGTATCCGGCACGGCGGAGCAGGCCACATAGATCGTCAAAAAGATTCAGGATTATTTCATCCGCAACCCGGATATCATGCGGGAGGTGCAGACGGACGGGCACCGGGCGGTGCAGCTTTCTCGGAATAAAGGCATATGCACCTTGAAGAACGGCTCCAAAATCGAAAGCTTTTCGGTGGGCACCATGCGCGGCAACCGCGCGAAAATCGTTGTGATCGATGAAAGTCCGGAGGTCAAGGCGGACGATCTGGATGCTGTGATCGCGCCTGTTAAGAATACGAAACGGGATATCTGCCACCAGCGGAATATCACGGATTATCCCAGCAAGACCGTTTCCATCACGTCTGCCTGCCTCAAAAGCAATTACTATTACGCCATGTTCATGCAGGCGCTGCGGGACTTTGCCCATGGCAATCCAACCACCTTTGCCTGCGCTTAGGACTATCACAGCGCGGCCAGGGTGGGCATAACGGATATGGAGTTCTTTTTGAAGGAACAGAAGAAAATGCCGGAAGCCAAGTTTGCCATGGAATACGGCAGCATTTTTGTCGGCGCGGAGGCGGGAAGCACCTTCCCCTATAGCCTGACGGAAACATGCCGCACCCTGCGCCAGGTGGAATACGCCCAGCCCACCGGCAGCACGTCAGATTACGTGATGGGCGTGGACTTAGCCACATCCTCGGATCGGGAGGCGGACAACGCGGTGATCTGTGTGATCAAGCTGGTGGAAATGGAAAATAGCCTGTTCCTGAAAAAATAGGTGTATATGCGCACCTATCACGGAAAACGACTGGATGCGCTGGCGGAAGAAGTGCGAAAAACCTATGCGCGCTTTCCTCACATCACCCGCATCGTGTTCGATCATCGGGGCTTGGGCGACGCATTTCCGCAGTTCCTGGCTCAGCCCTGGACGCACCCCGGCACGGGCAAGGAATACCCGCCCTGGACGCTGGATGATGAAAGGACCATTATCCATAACGCGGTGCCTATTTTGCGCAGCGTGAAAGCCAGCGCGCAGATCAACCAGCAGCTAGTTTCCTGCCTGCGGGTGGCATTGGAGCAGCGCTCCATTGAACTGCCTGTCAATTCCCGCTACGCGGAACAAAACGGAGAGGAAGAGTAGGAAAGCTCGGAAGATCAGTCCAAGCGAAAAAAGCTGACCATGGAAGAAAAGAGTATCTTCCTGGAGGCGGATGCATTACAAATCGAGATGGGCAATATCGTCATGCGGCAGAGCGCGGGCAGCACGGTTTTATATGACGTTGCCAGAACCAATCAGCATAAGGACCGCTACTCCGCTTAGGCCATGGCGGTTCGGTATATCGCCGAAATGGAAGAACAAAGAAAACGGCGCCTGATGCAGCCCAAGGACGTCTGCATCGGCGTGGTCAGCATTCTGTAACGGGAGGGAAAGCACATGAGATGGTTTCAAAGATAGCGGAGCGTCGTGCAGCCCAGGGATGAACCCGCGCCATAGCAGCCCAAGGAAATAGCGGTAGGCGCGAAGGACGATGGACACGCCACGATGACGTATAACGATAAATCCATTACCTTTTCCGGCGATCTGGCCAGCTATGATTACGACAGTATCCTGCGGGACAAGCAGCGGTACATTAACAGCCTATACGAGTAGAGCGATTATTTTGTGGACGAGGACCCTCTTTTCCGTGGGATCGTAAAGGGCGTTTATACACCTTTCGCCCTAGCGGACGACTGGCGGTAGATCGGAGCCAATGAACAGACCAAGCAAAAGTATGAGGAATACTATAACCGGATCGGCCTCAAGGATCGGATGCGGAGCATTTTTCTCCAGTATTTCAAATACGCCAACGTATATATTTACCTTATGGAGGATGGCAGTCTAATCACCTTCCCCGTTCACCTGATTCGCATCGCCAATGTCATGATCGGCGGAGAACCGGTGTAGGAGTTCAACTGCAAAAGCGTCCGGGACGACATGAAACAGCAAAGCACCAAAGCCCAGAAGGATTATTTAGAGGATGAAGATCTGCAAGTCCGTCTGGAAGGCTTTCCCCCTGAAGTTGCGGATGCGCTGAAAAAGGGAAACGACTGGGTGCAATAGAACCCGGAAAACACCTTCGTGCTCCAGGATGTGAAGGAGGATTGGGCGCGGTACGCAGTGCCTATGGTGGCCACCTGCCTGACCGCTTTTAAGCGAAAGGCGCTGATTGCTCAGTATGAATCCGCATTGCTGAATTTGGGGGCGCATAGCTTCGTGCATGTGACCTACGGCGATTCAAAATCGGATATTATGCCGGATATTACCGCTCTGAACGCGGTAAACGCTTTGTTCCGGCGAGCGATGACTGGCTCCGCGCTGGCTACGACCAATCATCTGTGCAAAGCGACCGTGATCCAGCCGGACACCAAGGAAATGTTCGACGATGATAAGTATCGAGACGTAAACGCTGAGATCCTTTCGGCGGGTGGCATTTCCGGCATTATCGTCAGCGGGCGCGCGGAAGACGGAAGCAATTTCGCGTCCGCACAGGTTTCGATGCAAACCGCGGCCATCCGCATCAAGCAGGCGCGGGATAATTTCTGCGAGCTCATGAACAGAATCAATCTCCGGCTCAACGGAGCTGGCAGAAAAGGCGTGACCCACAGCAGGCCGGACAACGTGCCGCTGTTCACCTTCCCGCCCGTTGATCTGGCAGGGAGTCAGAAATTCCAGGAAGTCTGCCGCGGACTATGGGAAAAAGGCGTGGTATCCACCAAGACCATGCTCCAAAACCATGGGTACGATATGGAGCAGGAGCAGGAACGGATGAAAAACGAGCCCAAGAGGGAAACCCCATCCAACAAAGAGCAGACCGCTCCTTCGGATGGAGAAAAGAAAACTGGCCGCCCAGCTTTGGACGACAGCGAGAAAAAGTCTGATCCTGCCAAGGGCTTAACTGGGAAGCAGCCTAAGCCCTCAAATCCTGAAGGCAGCTTATAACGACGATCTGTGAAAAAAGCAAGGAGATGATGCCCATCCAGAAAATCGTATTCCAAGCGTCGCAGGTGGAATTGAGCGAAGTGCAGTCCAATGAGATTTATATGTCTGTGCTCATTCGGATGTTTTCCACCCGCGTCAACCGTAACGGCTTTGCGGTCACGGAGGCTTTTATTGACAGAATCATTGTCAATGCCCCCAAATACACCTGCCTGCCATAGTGCGCGGACGCAAACCGTCTGCGTTTGGGCGTGGAGCAGGGATAGACTCACATGCAGGATCTGGAAACAGGCTTATTTGAGAGCGAGCAGATCGGCTCGTTCTTTTCTTTTGCCAAAGCGCAGGATGAGTTTGGCGTCAGCCTGATCGGCGAGGCACGGATCCCCAAGCGGAATCCAGTTCTGTGCGAAACGATCCAGACCTTGTACCAGAAGGGCTGCCTGAATTTTTCTTTTGAGATTTTGGTAAGCCGTCTCAAAGAGATGAACGGCGTTTGCCTGATCGACGCGGAGGACGGAAACGAGTTGATCGGCATGGCCATGGTCTCTGTGCCGGCGTATCCGGAAGCGACGGCCCTGCGGCTGGTCGCTGAACAACAGAAAAGAGAGGATGATGAAGCGATGGATGAAAACCAGAAAAAGGTCGCTGAACTGGAGGCCAAGCTGATGCTGGCAGAGCAGAAGAGTGAAAACGATGAAGAATTGCGCAAGAAGGATGAAGAACTGCGCGGCAAGAATCAGGAGTTGGAGCAGGCCCAGGCAAAATGCCAGCAGGCAGAAGCCGATCTGACGGCTGTCCAAGCCCAGCTTTCCGAAAAGGACGCCGTAATCGCTGAACGTGACGCCGCCCTTGTGGTCAAGGATGCCCGCATTGCAGAACTGGAAGCTCAAGTGGCTGAACTGACGCCCTATAAGACGCAGGCGGAAACGCTGCAGCAGGAAAAGGAAGCCGCTGTACTCGCCGCCAAGCGGCAGGAGCTTCAGCACTTTGCAGAGGTTCAGGGCTTGGATACCGAAACGGAGGTGGTAAAAAACGCCATCGCCCAGGTGGACTATGCCGCCCTGATCACGGAAGCAAATAAAAAGCAGCCCGGTGCGCCTAAGGCTGTTGTTGCGAACTATGTCCTGGGCGGTATCAGCGCCAAGGGCGAATATGACGATCTGCTGGGCAAGGCTTGATCGTCTCAAAGGAGGAATGTGAAATGGCTGGATATGTAACCAAACTGGTAGGCCACGTATACGATGGCGCCAATCTTTCCGGCGAAACGCTGCCCAACGGCGTGTTTGCGGAGATCACGGCAAACGGCGTCAAGAAAATCACCGCCGCCAAGGATACCTTGATGCGGGTGGAGGAAAAGACCGAGCTGTGGGGCAATCCTGCTTTGCGGTAGAACGTGACGGGCGTGGGCACAGATGAAGTGTACTTCGTGGAAAACGAATGGGAAGTGGACGAGAACGCCGAGTGGAACGAAGCGGATTACACCCTGCCCACAGGCAAGTATGTGCGTATGAAACGGCTGGTTCCCGGCGAGCAGGTCATCATGACCGTTGAGAACACTCTGTTTTCCACTTTGGCTGAAGGCGATACTGTGCAGCCTGCTTCCGGCGGTACTGTCGCCAAGAAAACGAACTGAGGTGATACAGTATGATTCCCATTGAAATCCGAAATGATTCCAAGCTGGTCAAGCTGATTGTGGCCCAGGCCCACGGTGAGCGCGTGGACAGCGACCAGGCGGAAAAAGCAGGGAAGCTGATCGCGGAATAGGCTTCTGATCCGACGCCCCATAATAAGTATCTGATTGGCCAGCTGGTGGGCTTTACGGTCAATGAAATGGTGAAGCCCACCACCGATTGGCTGAACCATGTGGCGGACACCAAGCGCGTGAACTACGGGGAAAAAGCCGCTTTCCGGGTGAAGATCGACGGCATCAAGGCGTTCCTGCAGGCCAAGGCCGCCACGCCCGCCCGCAGCAAGATCACCCACAAGCAGGTCACCTTGGATACCATCGCGGTATCCGCCCGGCCTGTGATCAACCTGTATGAATTGCGCACCGGCAGGGTACAGATGGCCGACCTGATCCGGGACGCCGCCTATGAAATGTCCGATAAGGAAATCGAGTACATCCAGAGTGTGCTGCACGGCGCAGCGGACAACTGGTCTACGCCTTTCTATGGCACCGGCGCGGGTATTGTGAAGACCGTGCTGAATCCCATGATCCAGCATTGGATGCGCACCGGCGCTGTTGCTCTGCTGGGTGATATTTATATCGTCAGTAAGCTGGCTGAGCAGACCGGATTCACCGCCGCTACAGCCACCCAGCAGTTCGCGCCTTCCATTATTGAGGAGGTCAACCGCACCGGGCTCATCGGCACCTACTATGGTGCCAAGGTCATCAACCTGGTGAACCCCTACCAAGCGGACAATGTGACCCCTGTGATCGATGAAAAGCGACTGTATATCCTGCCCGCTGCTGCTTCCGCGGATATGCGCCCCCTGAAGGTGCTGTTCGAGGGCGATGTGCAGTCCACCGAATCCACCAACATCGACGACCTAGCCTATGAAGTGCGTTTGGACCAGTGGTTCGGCGCCGGCATCGTGATCGGCAAGACGCCCACCATGAGCGTGTACAAGGACAGTACCACCTGATGAAGCAGGGGGGGCGGCCCCGCGCCGTCCCCCGGAAAGGATGTTACATGGATAAAATCAGAGTATACAATGACCGCAAATATGACATCGGCCTTATCCTGCAAAGCGGCATGGAGCGGGTGATCCATCCTGGCACCTTTACCCCCATGACGCAGGATGAAATCGAATATTGCGCCAGCTTGGCCCCGGCCTTGTTTGCAGGAGAAAAGCAGCTGCGCCTGGAAAACCGAGATCTGGCGGTTCAATAGGGCTTCATTGAAAGCATCGATGAACCGGTACTGAACAAAGAAGAAATCCAAAAGAAACTAAATCAGCGTCCGGCGCAGCTGAAAGCCTGGCTGGATGGGATCCAGGAAGGCTATCTGTTGGATTCCATCTGTGACGTAGCCGCTGAAATGGACTTGCCCGCAAGCAAGCTGCAGCTTTTGCAGGAGCGGCTTCCGGAGCGTGAATTCCTGAAAGCGGAGTGAGGTGAGAGGTCATGACAGAGATTGAGCAATTGGCCGCCGAATAGAAGCAGCGCACCGAATGGCAGCAGACGCCTTTGGAAATGGCGGACGAGGACTATCAGGAGATTGTCCGCCAGGCGGTCAGGCATCTCTACGTCATGACTGGCCGTGCTTTCCAGTACAGTCTGACAGAAGAAATCGGCCTGAACGCAGATGAGTACGAATATGTGCTGACCACGGCGGAGATCGGTTTCTACCGGCAGGTGCAGAGCGATGTGAACCGCATTGTGGGCTACTCCACCGACGCCATGACCATTACCAATGCGGATAAGCCCTATGCTAACCTGAGCCAGACCATCGCGGAACTGCTAAACCGGCAGCGCATCCTGTACTACAAAATGGTGCGCTTCACCCTGCTGTGAGGATTTCAGGATGAAGTTCTATATACCGCCCACATAGGAACAAGACTTTAAGGATTGGCTGAATACCGATGTGGCTCATGCAAACTACACCTTTGAACTGATCCGGGATTGGTACGCCAAGGATGCGGAAGGCTATGAGTCCATCTATCTGCGTGCTCTATACTTCTCCATCAACTGGAAGTCCAAGATCGGCAATTCGGACGCCAATTCCAATTTTAAGACCAGTTATGACGTGCGCATCCAGAAAGGCGACATCGTGATCCGGGAGGATGGCCGAATTTTTATGCTGAACTGGCAGGTACAGGATATGCCTAACAACCAGACCACCCAAGCCATCGTGTGCAACGCCATGATCACCTTTACCCGCCACGTCAGCGAAGAATTGGACAACAGAGGGATGCTGCTTCGGGAAGCCTATGACGATGAGATCGCGCCATCCATCCCCTGTGTCTTTTCGGAGTACGCGGGCAGGCCGGATTACGCAGCGGGCTATAACATCCCCGGCATCAGCGCGGATCATCTGCTGACGGTGCAGGTACAGTGGAACGATAGAACAAAGCGGCTCCGCGTCAGCGACGAGTTCCGGCTGCTCCATTCCCGGTACAGGATCGTGGACATTGTGGGCACAGAATAGGACGTATCCCAAGAACACGGCATACTGAACCTGATGGCGCGGAAGATCGCCGGGGAGGATGAACCGTGAAGAATCCCTGTAACCAACTATCACTGAATGAAGCGGCCTTAATAGCCATCCTGCAGCGGGAATCTGTCAATGCCGTAGAATTAGAGGGCAGGCGGTAGGTCACGCACATGCGGCGGGAAATCCAGCATACTACCCATGGCGGCGCACCAGGCAAACCTGGATGGCGAAGAGCTATCAGCGATAACCTGGAACACATCTCCACCTCTATCACGGATGGCGGCGTGTCCATGGATTTTGGCTATTCTCCCGATGATCTGCCCGATACGGTGCACGCCATGATCGTGGAGGAAGGCTCCGGCAGCGCTGTTGGCGGCGCGCCTATTCACGCGGGCCCTCCGGGCAGGCAGGTATGGGATGATGCACTTTCCGGCAGACATCCTTCTCAAGCAAAAAGCGAATATGATCTGCCCGGCGCTTTCAATCAAAAGGGAAATCAGTTTATTGAGAACGCGATGCGGGAGATGGAAACGGAATATGGAGAGATCACGGAGCTGGTATTCTCCACGGTGCCGGACAGCGCCTATTATGGAAACGTGACGGTGAGCAAACGATGAAGAAAACAAAGACCTGGCAGGACAATTGGAACAATGTGCTTCGGGACGTACTGTTCACTGACGTGGAATAGAAAGACCTGATGTGTATCCCGGAATGCCACCGAGGCAGCATCCGGGACTTTTTGGATCGGTACTTCATTGAGGATGCCATGCCAGACGAACCGGTGGTAGATGAAGAAGTGCGTGTGATCTACTATGAAACGGAAGGCACAAAGCTCGGTTCGCCCCATGTGACCAAGAAGTATCTTGCCTTTGACGTTTATGTGAAAAGCGACGTACTGTATAACGCGGACGCGGATCGCCTGAAACGGCGGGACAAGCTGATCGCCCAGCGGCTGAAGGAATAGCTGCTGTGGAAGGAGCATGTCTGCGGGCTGCGCTTTTTTTACGAGGATGAATATCATTTGGGAGCCAAGACTATTGGCTACCGGCGATACCATCTCGTTCTTTCCTATGTGACCACCTGGTAAACCAACTGAAACGGAGGGATGCTCAACCATGCAATACATTGATCAGATCGGCGGATATATCGCCGATAACCCGAACCTGGATTTCGAGCGCTGTGACGGGCAGGTGTTCTCCTACTATGAAGTGAACACCGCCAACATGAACGCCACCAACAACACATAGTCCGTAACCGGCGGCCAGGGCAATTATCCCTTGGCTTTCATTGAAACGGACAAGGGATAGGAATTTACCTTCGCTTCCTCCCAGTTTACTCTGGACATGTTCGCCATGGCCAACGCGGTAAAAATGAAGCAGGGCGACGTATCCACCCTGGAAAGCAAGCTATACGACGTGGAAACTGGGCGAAAGATCACCCTGCCTTATGAAGTCAAGGCCGGATCTGTCAAGATCAACGGCTTTACCGAAGCTACAGAGGCAGCTGTCGGGAAATTCAGCGTAACCATCACCGCTTCCGGAGAAGGCGCGCCCAAGACGGAGATCACCTTTGCGGAAGGTGACGTGAATGTAGGCGATACCTTGCGCGTGGCCTACCGCCGCCGTGTGAACGGCGCTTCCGTGGCGACAGTGAAAACCAATTCCACCACCGCCAAGGGTGCGCTCTTTGCCCATTGGCCCGTATACTCCAGCGGCACGGACTGCACCGAGTCCGCCGTCAAGGGGTATCTGCACCTGTTCATTCCCCGGGTGCGCGTGACCGCCCTGCCGGGGTTCGATAACAGCTATAAGAACGCCTCGACCAATGCAGTTACCTTCAGTGCCATTGACCCCAAGCGCGCTGACCAAAAAATGTACGACCTGACCTATGAACCGTTGGATGCCAACGGGGACATCGTCACCACGACCACAGGTGACGTGAACTGGAACTAAGTGCTCGGAGGGGGGCGTGATTAACCACGCTCCCTCCCGCAAAACTTTAGGAGGATACGGATGGCCAAACAGAATAAGGAATAGCCGAATGCGGAACAAAGCAGCCGGGAACTTCCCCAGGTAGGAACCCCTGAAAACTCCGTGATCATCGGCGGGAAGCTCATTGAAATCAAGCCCACCAAGCTGCGCTATCAACGGAACCGAACAGCGGCATTTTATCGGATGCTGGAAATCTATCCTTTGGCGGATATTCTGGCCATGGAAGCTGGCTCCTTCGGCGATAACCGTGACGGAGACAAGGCGGTCATGGACTGGCTGATCGCCGTAACGGACGATGAACAGCTGATCCTGGATAATTACGACAGCATGGATACCGGCTTGATTGAACAACTGCTTGAAATTTTCCGCCGGGTCAACCGCATTGACGAAAAGGAGCAGAAACAAAAAAACCTGCAGACGGCACGCAAGGCATAACGCTGGAGCGTGCCGTCGCCATGATCGCCGCCCACCTGGGCGTCATCGACGAAGAGCGAATCAACGATATGAGCGCCGTTTTCTTCGACGACGTGCTGCGGGAACTGGGCTACAAGTTAAATTTTGAAGCCGTCAGCCATTACGCCGGAAACAGCTTCTGTGAAAAATCATGGGATATGATCGAAAAGAGCAATCCCTTCAACATGCGGGAACACTGCGGTTCCCAAGCCATGAATAACCTAGCCGGTTTCTTCGGCCGGAGCACAATCAAAATACTGGGAGGGAAAACGAAATGACAGCGGATATCACGAAATATGAATATAACCATGTTTTCAGTCTGGACGGCGAGGAATTCCACGTCCGTTCCATGATCCCCTACACGGAGAAGGAAAAGATGGCATAGGATTTCGTCAGCGCATCCACGGTGTTCGACGAGAAAAGAGGGATCGCCTACACAGGCTACAACGCCGACCTCATCCGCGCTTTCCTGATCCTGGTTCACTATACCGATCTGAACACAGCGGAATACGATACGCCCGAAGGCCATTACACACTGTATGATGTCATAGCTACCCACGAGCTGTGGCAAGACATCCTGCAAATCGTTCGGGATGATATGACCCTGGTGGACATGATCAGCATGCAGCTATCCACATCCGCCCGGCATGGCTTTGAACGGGAACACTCCCTGGAATACCAAACCCTGAAGACCTTCCAGTCCCTGCTCGGCACAGAGGATATCGCTGCTACGATTGCCAAGGCAGAGGGACTCAACGCCAAACTGATCGATCTGCTGGGAGCGGTGCAAAAAAGCCCCGTTCCAGTTGGTCCCTTACAATTTGCAAAAAAGGAAGCGTAATGTGCTTTTTATAAACGGAAGCATCGCAATGTTGCCAAAACAGAAAAAAGGTATAATAATATACAAAGAGTGAACCACGCACGCGGTTGCTCGTCAATCGACAACTTTACATTGTGATCTCGCGATCACAAAGGCGGCCGTCACTTGGCAGAGTGGTGGTTGTTCTTTTTGCGATGTGTTTCACAGAGGGCGATTGTATGCGAGTACTTCCCAATATAAGCGCGATCTACCTCCGTATAAGAATAGCTCGATTTCTCTGAAATTGTGGGTGCATTTTCTTCTTGAAATTTCCATTGACAAGCCTGCCATTATTGCGTAAAATATAAGTGGAATAGTGGGCAGACTATTCCACTGATTTGTTCGTATTGGTGTTGACGTTGATGGAAGTAAAAACATTGGAATTGGCTTCGACTAATTCCATGGCCATTTCACTGGAAATGATTCGTAACGGTGAGGCAGGGTTAAACCAGCATCGAAGGAATCTGCTTTCACGCGTCCCGCAAATTGGAGATTGGGTTGCTTTGCCGTTGGAAAGCGTTTCTGATCATGACGTTGCTTATGTTTCTGCTGCGGTGTGTCATGAGTTTGCACTGTTAAGAGGAAGAGAAAAAGATATCCTCTTGCATGGTGAACCTTATCGCTGTATTTTTGACGATGCACTGATTGATTTGCTGAAAACAAAGAAGTTTCGGCTTATCATCCATTCGCACCCTGATTATGGAATTGTCACGGCATCAAGGGAAGATCGTCAGTTTCTGAAGACGATTAATCAAAAGTCAAGCCGGATCATTTCGTTTATTACGGGTGAAGTATCAGAGTTTAAGGATGACCTGTTTGAAGATCTTTAG